ACCACTACCAGTTGCACGCAACACCGCTGCCATAAGATTAGCAGTATATAAGACATACCGATGTAGTGTAATATTAATCGGTCCCATTTTTCCAGGGATTACTTCAATCGCTTCACCAGGCCAATAGGTAGTATCTTCATCAAATTCCGCAGAGGCAAATGCACCACCAAGACCACTCGCACTCGTATCATCACCACGAACGTCGGGATATGGTTCAATTTGATAAATTGGCTTTGCATCTCGTTCCATTCTGAACGAGAATTTATGAATAGCCCCAATAGCATATTTATTAGACCCAATACGAATCCCCATCGTAATTGATTGAATTACAGAATGTGGGGTAGTCGCTGATTCATCAACATTATGTAATGGTAATAATCTGCTACCAGGTACGGTATATTCACCCATAAATCACCTCTTATATTACAATTGCTAATTCGCCTTCCGTATATTTATGCGTATAAACTGCATAATAGCTAAAGTATATATATACAGTATCACGCCTATCGGATGGTAATGTTACACGAATCTGATCAACTGCTTCAATGATTCCATTACGTCTATATCCCGCAAATAACGATGATAAAAACGCTCTGATCGTGGAACTATATGACTCACGATTTGTTACGACTGTCCCACGAAATTGTGAATTCATTTGGAAAATCACATCAAACATAATATAATCTTTCGCTGTAATTATATTAATGTTATTCCGTTCAACAGTGGTATTATCCGTGGTCAAATCATCTAACACTTTCATACCACCAGCAGAATTAGTCATCACAAATGCGCTGGCCGCACCAGCCTGAGTTAACATATATTCTGAATAATAATCATCGTAGTCTTCAGTAAATAATGTTAATCCACCAATTACTTTATTTAGTAAAGTCGTAGCAGGATAGGTAAACGAATCTCGATATGCGGCAACGGCAGCTGCGATAAAGGCACCATCGACCACTGTATATTGTTCAGTATTGGTGATCGGATCTATGTAATAATATTTAGCTCGAGTCGCATTCACAAATACCACACGCTCAAAACGAATACCTGCGATCATGCCACTAATAGATGTTAAATCGGTTTCATCACCAATCGGAGTACCAACAGGAGCACCAGTCCACAACATACGATATCGACCATTATCTGGCAGACTACACACTTGCACGTGGTTAACACCTAACGCACGTACCGTACTACTTGAATTTAATAGACAGATATCATGTACAGATCGATACTTAATAAGGTCAAGTGCCATCTCATAATACGTAGTCGAATCCGCATATACTTGTACCACTGCAATTTTAGGTAGCCCATAATATCTAAGTGCCAACTTACAAATCATGACGAGTGGATGATCAGGGATATCCTCACCCAAATCCGCGACTACCTCATCAAATTGCGTAAATTCTTTATATCGATAATCATTTAACTCACTATCTGTCAAATTGTCAGGATCAAAAGGTCTCACATATTTATATGATACATAATAGGTCGCACCAGCCGCAACTATACCACTTGAAGTCCATACAATTTGATCTGCGATTAAATTCCAATGTACACCCTCAATATAATTTGAAAGGCCACGCTGTGCGCCGACCGCAGTAATAGTATAAATCCCAGCGGAGGAATATACCAATGAATCCGCTAACCCGGTAGACGATCGTACGACCGCCTCATATTTAACCGTTTTATAGGGGCTAGCAACACCAATAAAACAAGGAATTCGTTGCGTGGATAATGATGTATACGACGTAGTCTTCGTTACATCTTCAATAATAGTACCCGGTAATCTATATCCTGTCATTGCAAACCTCGTGCCGTGCAATAATTACATGTTACTAATCGTAAATTATCATATCATTTATCTATTTTTAAGCAAAGCGACCCAAAAATTTTACATGCTATCCAGATAGTACATTAGATTGATCATCTATTTCAAAATTCTGAACGGTAGGATATACCGCTGGATACATGTACGTATATTCTACATGCGTCGGCATAGTTAAATCCATCACATATAATAAATTTATCGCGCCTTTTTCTTGCGTTTCTTGCTCGCGCCCTAGTGTAATATTCCCAGTATTCGGAACAATTGAGAATGAGGTTAATTTATCAATACTATAAAAATACTGCCAACGATAATGATTCGTAAAACATTGAAATAATAACTCCGCCAGCATCAACCGTTGTTCGACCGATTCACAGACTAAAAATAGAACAGTATTGTACTGAAACGCCCCAATACAAACCTCATATGCAACTTCATTTCCAGACGAGGTTGTAATTAAAGTTTGACCTATAGAACTGTCCGAACCAATATAATATTTCTTTTCTTTACCTTCAGATGAAGCCACTATTACTAACGGCAATTTCCGTTCCCCATACGGAAAGTCACGAAATACGTTTAGTTCATCACCCTGAAATTGTATAACTTCTGGACACATAATTTGTGGAGTAGAAGATAAGGAGTTAAAAAATTCCTTTATCATCTCAACTAATACATATCTACTTTGTCGTAATACTTTATAATACGCAAAGCCTTGTACATTTGGGGACGCAATATGTGGATAAATTGGATTTTCTAATCCCATAATTATTTGCTAAACTTACATTCAATAAATTTTGCATATGTATCAAGACGAAATTCTGCATTTACTAAATATTTACACATAGATTTCCCAAAACTACATGCAGCTTTATTCTCGTTATCCTTCAAATAATCTTCACTTCTCCCAACTGCCGGACAACGGACTGGATACACAGTAACACTATCAGGTGCAACCTTTATACTACTAAGTAACACTTCAAGATTAGCTACTTTTATACATAACTCTTCTAATGAAGATACTTTAGCAAATAATCCCATATCATCCATATGATTACTCCTTTACTTCTACTGCAACTAAATATAACCCACGTTTGCCGTTTTGATCTAATGATTCTTTTAATGTCCAATATTTCTTCGTCTTCTTATCTTGGTATAAGTCTTCACCGACTTTCACATAATTGTTTTTAATGGTAGACGTAAATTTTACCAATTGTGGAACGCGCTTGTCCTTATAAGACAGGGGGACGAATTTCTGATATTTATCTGGCTTGGTATCAACCGTTGCAATCATATCAGTTTTATTATTCGCCAAGGAATGTAGCTCTTCAGCGACTTTTAACGAAATATCCATATTAATATCACTTGCCACCTGTTCCTGAATTTCTTCTGGACTATATTGTACCTCACGCCATACATCAAGCGCTTTAGCTAAGCTCATCCCGTGTTTTGTATAATTGCGTTCTAATTTAGCAAATACTACATTTAACATATAATGCCTCCACTTATTGTTAGTCTAATAAATGAACTATACCTAATAAATCTGTATAGTCACGTATATAATCACTCTCAAATCCATAATGTAATAGTTTCAAATCTTCTCCATATGTATATTCATATAAATTCTTTATTACAAAAATATAATCTTTAAATGTCCCTTTTAAGAATTTTATTATCGAATCGTTATAAATTCCTGAATCAGGCATCGTCCACCATCGTAACGGGAATTTAACTGTCCAACCATGTTCCCCTTGCGTTATTTCACGGGTTTGCTGTTCGCGTGATGCAAGAAATGCGGGGATTGGGATATCATCAAATGCAGGATCAATATCACATAATTTCAACATCGTTCGATAACGAAAACGTAATGAATTAAACTTTGGAGATGGTGCATCAACACGCGATTTCCGCAAAATTACACGAAATCGAATCGAATCCCCCCGTTGTAATCCTGTAATACTACCAGATTTATTGCCTAACGGATGTGTAGACGGTGTCACCGTAATATCATTCCATGTAATATCATCTAATGAATATTGATATACTACAGTATTCTTTGTGGCATCAATTGCATCATTACATAAAAATCGATCAAATTCAATGAATTTGTCTAATTGAAATCGTTGAGAGGTAATTGTACCCTCTAATAAATTGGTAGACGATAGAATAAATGTACTATTTCGATTTCCGGAAATTACAATCCCCGACGAAAGCGTTACCGGACTTGGTGTTGAAATAACTTCTTCACAATATCCATACTTCTGATACCCACGAAGAAAGCCAGTACCCATACATAAAAAATGTCGCTTATCAGGATTTCCAATCTGCGCATTGGTACCATCCATATTAGACCAACAATAACATTTAATTTCAGTTTGGTTCAATAAGCCAATTTTCGTAATACCAACATTAGTCCATGAAGTACAAGGACTCCCAGATCCACGCATTTTTTCTAAATTTCGTGCTAAAATGCGTTCATAAATTTTATATTTATCAACAACCTTTTTAATGTTAGGGAGTCTTTCTAAAGTCCACCGCATAGATTTTACCAATTATTTGTATTATCCACATTAACTTCAACATTGGTGGGGGTATTGACATCGCCCCCTTCATCTACATCAATCATGTCAATCCCACATAAACTCCAGATCAACGCGGACTCAGCCGTTGGAACTAAGATACGTTCACGAAAACCTATAAATGGAATCTGCACAAATACTTCTATATTTTGCACTAACTCTATAGCAAAATACCCTGTCGAAGACGTAGTAGTAATTACCGTATCCCGCGATATTGCATATCCAGAACTAGTCATGATAGGACTATCACCCAATGAGAAAATCACTTGGACCCCTTCAACTGGTGTCCCATCACCCAACATTATATATCCATATATCGTACACGTATTCATTAGCGTTTACTTGTTTTTACGCATATCATCTTCTACAGCTTTGACATATTGCTCAATTAAATAAAGTGTACCCTCACGTATTGAAAAACCTTCCGCGCGTATGTACTGCACATACCGCTCATATAAATCATATGGAAGAATCGTCTTAATTTCTATTATTTTTCGGCGTGGTTTAGTGTTTCCATCCATAAATTTACTTTACTCATTATGTGATTATCTTGGTACCTTAATTGACTGATCAGGTCACGAATCTCTGCTAACTCATGCTGAATAGAATTAACCTGATCCCGAACATTGGTCAGTTCATCCAAGATCTCCATAAGAATAGACATTATGTTATTATTTTCTTCCACGAACCATACCTAATAATGTACGCCGAGCACTTTCATATTTTAATATCTCAACTTGTGCATCCCCATTACGCAATTGGAGATCTAATTTCTTACAGGTTTCTGGATCCTCAAATACCCAACACCCTGACGATTCATCATAACCATCCGCAAATTTCACACCATTATACATAATATATGTTGCAGAAACTAAATCTTTAATATAAAATTTATCTGATTGTTTGTCGGTCATATGGTATTACTCCCAATAGTTTTATAATTTACCCACTTTGATTTTGTAGGAACCCCAACAGGACCTACAAGATTACTTAACGTCGGGTAATATTTTTGCTTATCCTCTCGTTTATGTGTTTCAGTATTATTATACGAATATAAATTCTTCCTCTCTACTTCTTTTACATATGGCTTACGATACGATTTCGATAACAAAAATTCTTGAATTGCTTCCGATGTTAACGGGATTACCTTTCTATTATGTGTAATATGAATAGGATGATGAATTAAGCCATTTAAAATAGGTAATTCAACTAAGAAATCATATCGGTTTCCATTCTTATCGACCTCACATGAAATCGATAACAACCCATCAGCAACAGTACCATCAATAAAAAATCGACTAACCTGTAACGATAATAAGGAATATTCAGGCACTTCTTCAAATAACTCAGGTAAAATCTCATCTAGCACTCCAACACCAATAGCATAAATTTGATGTTTATAAGCACCATTTAAATCAGTCGTTTTTCGCTTCGGTACTTTTCGATCTTTAAAATCCTCCACATCTGACTGTAAATCTTTTAGAATATTTTTTACTTCAGTAATAATCGAATTTTTAACATCATCCACAGTGGTTAGTGTTTTAAGGTGATCAATATCAGACTTAAGCGAATTCAACTCAGATAATAAACGAATCTTTACGTCTTCTGATAAAGATTCATTTTCTTTCTTTTCTTCAGGTTCTTTCGCCCCATTTTCTACCGGAGATGGTGGCATAGGATTTATCGGCTTATTAGTGTCTAATGGTGTGTCCATTATAGGTGGTGGCGGTCCAATAGGCACACCAACATCCATACCAGATTGCTCAGCTAAATTCGGCTTGGCTTTCACCGCCACTTCTGAAACTGGTGGGATCTCTAGTGGCCCAGCCGCCTGTTTATATATTTCTTGTGACATATTCGTACCTATAGAGGCGAATTTCGAATCCATAAAGGTATTCTCAATAAACGTCTTAATATCCAACTCAGGAAATAAGATGGAATAATAATCGATAAGTTTAATCTTTTCCGGTAGTGTCGCCATCAATTATATCACAGTAATATTATAACCATTATTTGAACCAAAAGTCTGGTCATACGAATACGTAATAGTATCCCCAACACTCTTTGCGGATAAATTAGCCTCTACAAAGGCCAGTTTACTCCGAAAGGAATCACCAACCACACCTTCAGCCACAATAGCTTTCGTCTTATCACCAGTTAAGAATAAAATCGTACCAGAATAATTCATCGTATTCCTCCAATAAAAAATATTACCCACACAATTCGTGGAATCTACTTGTAAGAATAGTACTAAAATTTGTTATTTTAAGATAGTACTATCCTAAAAAATAAAAATATTTCATGATATTTAATATACAGGATAATAATTATGGCTATGGATATACCCGAAATACAAGAGCTTTTAAAAAAGCAACAAGAAACATCTGATCTAATCCAACGAAGATTGGATAAGATTGATATGCAAAACGAATATATACGTGAAAAATTCACGAATATTCAAGCATTGATAGAAAAAGAAACTTCCCTACTATGGAAAGAGATGGGAAATCAAAAACAAGAGTTAGAGGATGAAACATGTGACCAAACAAAAGAATTAAAGGAAAAATTCGAATCCTCTTGCAATTCAAATAGGTTATTAATTAAAGCAGAAATTATACAACTCATTCAACGCATACAAATTAAAGTGCTAATTTCTATCTTATTGGCAGGTATATCATTGATTACAACACTACTCATGAATATTCTATTCAAGAGGTAATGTATGAAACCATCAAATGAGTCTATTAACATCAATCTCGTTCTCAAACATTCACTCTATGATAAATCTCTCGCAGAAAAAGTACTTCAGGAACAATTACAAACACTAAATTGCTCCGAAGAAGAAAAACAATTAATATTATCAAGTTTTACAAAAATAGATACATTAATCAATGAAGCAACTGTACAAGGAATGATTTATAAACGAAAAGTCCTCGCAAAAACCTATACACCACCATTATCGCCGTTATCAATCTGAAAAAAGATATTAATAAAATTACCCTCCTGATTAATTCGATAATTATACGCAATACTATCAATACCCAAATCCGAAGCCACATGCTCAATAAATACAGGACTATTAATAAATTGGTCTTTATGAATTTTTGCTAAGAGAGTATGATCATTTAAATTTACAGTCTCATAGTTAATATGTTCATTAATCATAGTGGCACATTCCCCCTCTGATTAAATCCTAATAATGAAGATAATGCTAAGGCACCACCAGCCTGCACGTTGTTCATTAAAGTTCCCCAAATACCAAAAACAGCCCACGGCGCGGTACCAACCCCAATCCCCGCATGATTTGCATGGTTCCATTTGAATAAGGATTTCATTTCTTTATATTCCGCCAACAATTGATCGTGCCACCCTTTAATACTCCCAACACGATCAAATGTAATCTGCAACCCAGAATCCGTAGTTGAAAAATTTATATCTACTTCGAGAATTCCGAGGGCAACCAGACATCGAATTAGTGTGCCTAAAACCACTAAATCACGCATATCATATGGTACTCCCATATTCTTATAATATGGATTGTAAACCGAATCGGATTCTGAATCGTAAAACATAGGCCAAAAAAATGTCCGTGGTGGTGATGCATTAATCTCAACAATGGCACCAGCCATCATATACATAATTTCACCAACGGTCATCTTCTTATCAAAACCACCAGAAAAGGTCACCATACCATTCTGACCAATATCATTAACCGATGACACCCCAAATCCAGGATTTGGCAATCTACGCCGTACTAAATCTAAACGTATCAATAAGTCCATCAACATTTGATATTCAATATAGGTTAACACATAAAAACTACGCCGATTAAACACCCCATAATTGCTAATATTTGTAGCATCGGATTGATATAACTTCGTGTTATCAATCGCAAAATAAATATCACCAGTAGATGATTCATACGTCGTCGTTTTCCAACAATAATAATCATCTAATAATGATACCCCAGTGGAAGTATCATAGACTACAAATACCACATAATCCGCATCTTCGATTTCCGAAGATGTGAAGGTAATCGTCGTATCATTTCGTTGGACAATATTAAATGATTCTAACATCTGTTACAAACTCGCCTTCTTTTTCAACAATGCTGTTTTAATATCCGGGCTCTTCATAACACTCGGATGACCTAAAATCATATCAATCTCATCATGAGATAACTGTGCTGCATCTGCCCACTCAATGAAGGAAATAGGGTCAATACCATACTGTGCAACTGAAGGATTAGAATCAAAAAATAATGATAATTTATGTAACTTTGATTGAATGTCTGTTCTCACTTCTGCCGTTTTAATCGAGTTTGATATAGTTTGCGATGGTGACACTGGCATGCTCATCGGAGGAGTAACGGTAGCTTCGATTGCTTGTGCATCCTGCGCTACTTGTCTTTGTAACGCTAATTTACGCTTAAGATTTTCCGCAATCTTAGATTTTTCTTCAAAATATTCACCTTCCGTCAAACGCTTTAACCATGCAACGCCCGATCTAGGATTGGAGGTAATCTTCAAATCCCGTGATTTGCGAATCGCCTCCACATCAGCATACTGCAATAAGTCCACCACATCTCCTATTTCAATCTTAATTCCACCAGCTAAATCGCTCAATACGATATGACCACCAGATATATTCTTATAATAGAAAGTTTCATTACCGTATTCATCATCATAGACTCTAGGTGAGGTGGCACTTTGGGTAGCGGGGGTATATGGCTTCGAATTAGAAAGGGAACTAATTTCTGCTTCCAAAGCAGCAATTTTTTCCTTCATAGTATTTTCAGATTTACCAACTTGAGGCTCCACAGGATTACTAACCTCACTATCCACCACAGTCTTCTGATCTTCAATAATTTTTTGTTTTAGAAGTTCTTGATGTTCTAAATTCATATCATTTCTCCTAGTATTATGATTTATACTATAGTATCGACATTTTTACATTCAAAGAGAAAGAGAGCCCCATTTCGGGGCTCTCTTTCTATCATAAAAATTACGCTAACCAAGCAGGTATAGTTGCAGAAGACTTCACCCCAACAGCCACCGCACGAGGGTTCACAACAGTCATACCAATAAGCTCCCCAAACAGGTAGCCATACTGGAATTGACCGAACATAAACTGATCAGCAGGGTACATGGTAAGACCGATACGAATCGGCATTGCACCAAGCGTTGAACCTTCAGTTACTGCGAACACTACTCCAGGAGGTACGGACACGTTCTGTTTGCCAGGCTCATCGACACCAGCACTCACATAAATGTTAACACCCCAAATGCTACTAAACACACCAGTTGTTAACACATCCCGTGAGGTAACAGGATCGAATTCCATCGCATTGATATTTTTCTTTAAATCACCAAGCTCAGCACGATTGATGATAAACTTATCAACTTGCAGACGATGCCTTTCAACCTCATGCTGCAGAGATTCTAATACAGACTTATTAATAGTCGAAGTAATATTGATCATTGAGTTTTCAAGCGTAGCGGCGCTATAAAGCTCACGAAGCCCATTCCGGTCTTCTTGGAGCATGATCTGGAACACCGCTTTGTCATGAGCACGCTCAACGATATCAAACTGCCTCTGAGCAATTTCAGCAACATCAATCTTAGGATATGCAGTTACCCAGAATTCCGGAGGGAACACACGATCACCCTTAACTACCGATGCAATGGTATGACCATCATTCTGAATCACAAGGGCAGTCACATTGATATCTTTTTCGTAGGAAATAATCTGACCATATGCCACTTCATGCGTCTTAAAAACTTGACGGATAAAGCCCTCATAGTCCAGACGTTCCAGAATAAGCGGAATCATCTCAGCAGCGAATTTATAACGATCTTCTTCCGAACCAGTCATCACCGATTCAACAAGGCGCTGCTTTTCTTCCGAATTAAAGAAGGTGGAATGATCTGCCGATTTCTGATATTTTTCACGAAGTTTCGCAAACTTTATTTGATTGTCGAGAACTTCTTTCTTATCATAAGCATTCATTTCACCTTTCGAGTTAAACATGTCATACTTAGATTCTACTTCACGACCGCGACTATCATAACCACCAAAAGCTTTAGGATTTAAAAGCTTTTCGTTGTGCTTAATCGATGCGGTTTTCTTCTTCATTCCGTTTGCCCACATAGATAATACCTCCATTACGCATTATTAATACTGAGTTTGAAATGCAACTCAGGATCATCAACCGTGGGAACTTTCGTTACATAGCCAACTACAGCCCCACCACCACTCGTTGTGGTTAAATACCCATTAGCATCACTATACAGCTTCGCCATTATGCTGTATGCAACAGAGGTATCATATACTAACGTCGCAAGTTCACCAAAATCCTCAATGGTAGCCGCACAGCCAGAACCAAGAGTCTGGTCGATTCCAGTAAGCGACATATCTTGATACATATACGTTACATATATCGTATCAGTCGCTCCAATGAATCCAGTCGATGTCCGCGTAATAGTACCATTAGTAGTATTAACCGTATAATCAGTTGTTACGGTATAATCAGTACCATTAACATCTTCAACAACAATCGAACCAGATTTAAGATTAGCATGATTCAAATACACCACAAATGCTGTATTCTCACCCGCCCCAAATGTCTGTGCTTCACACACTACTGGTTGATAAAAAACGCTCGTCTTATGGCAGAAAAAGATACCAACTACTTTTTTACTGGTAGCATTAGCCACTTCGAGCACCGGGTTGCCGTTCGCATCAGAACCAAGTGCAGCAACTTGACCAGCAATAAAACTTGCACTTGAACTGACTTTCCGATAACCAGGGTTTGTCCCACCGCTTAAACGGCGAACAGAATTAATAAGACCATTACGCCCAATTCCAGGAAGTTCACTCATAAACTTTCCTCCTTATGTTAAAATCCTCGTCTGTTATACTTTACAGTGTTCCAATACTTTTTAATCTCATCATCCTTTACGTTAGAAACCTTAGACGGTTTTAACGCAACACTCGCAGTCTTTACTACATCATTGTTTGCCTGTTCCTGTTCAGAAGATATCGCAGCATCCACCACACCCTCACCAGAATACTTACGTACAAACTTCGCAATCTTAATAAATTCGTTGATATCTTTATGAACAAAATTATCAAACGCTTCTTTGATAATAATCTTCTGAGAATCTTCATACGCATCAATAAATGCGTTATGCACCACAGTTTCAGCTAATGCAGGATCGATACCTGCTTCAGCTAAACCACGCACAATAGAAGTCTTCAGAGGATTTTCAATAAGACCTTTTAATTGCTGTTGTGATGCAAGCTCAACCGCTAATTTCGCCTTATTAATTAAACTAGATTCTTCAAGTGAAGAAACTTTTTTAGGAGCAGCATTCTTACCATCAGACGAAACAGGGATAGAATCATACGAATACGGAGCAGCATTCACAGTCGGGCTATCTTTCATTTTCTTCATTTCACCCTTCATGAATTTATCACTCGTCGATTTAGCCTGCTGCGCCGAGGTTTCATTGATATTATCAACTTTTGACGCATTCCCAGAGATGTCTTTAAACGGATATAACTGCGCTTCTTTCTTTTCCACTTCATTCAGAAGTTTTGCACGCACACGCTTAATTAAACCTTCAAGTGTGGAAGCATCTTCACCAAGCTCCGCGGCGTCTTTTTCTTTTTTAGTTCCTTTATCTTTCTTCACTTCCGAATCATCATCCTCATCATCATCCTCTTTCTTCTTTTTGTCGTCCTTTTTCTCGTCCTTTTTGTCGTCTTTTTTGTCTTTCTCACCTTCAGCTGCACTCTTCTTTCCAAGTGCCATGCTCATTGCGTCATTCGATTTTTCTTTTTTCTTCTTATCTTCAATCGCACAAGCATACACTGAACGTGCCTTCGACAGGACTTCTTTTGCCTTTTTGAGACCATCTTCTAATGATAATGACTCTTCAGCATTCAAAGGAGATTCCACATCCAATAATTCAGACTCTCCCTCAGAGATAATCTTCTTAAGTTCAGAAATAGCAGATTCAATCTCGTTCAGTTTTTCTTTGACTTCCGATTTTAAATCTGATACCCCTTCACCAAGACCATCTTCCTCGAAACCTTCACCCAACATATCACCTGCAGCAAGATCACCTTTAGCAAGATCACCAACAGCATCTTTCTCTAAAGCAATCTTCCCAACTAACATCAGGTTCGCAGTTTCGTACTCACGGATTGCAGAAGCAGCTTTTCGCATAGCTTTAAATAAATTTTCTAAGATTACGCTTGCGGAAGATTGAGCTTCTTCTACAGAACCATTCCTCACAATAAATCTTTTACCCATAGAAATACCTCTTTCTGATTGTTTTAATGGTGGTTTTATACCAGTTGTATCAGGTTGTCCTACTAGATTAGTAGATGAAGTTGATATCATTTGTTCTAATTTATTAGCAGTATCTAATAATCCATTAGACTTCAATGATTTCACTATTACAGAAAAAAATTCTTTGGCGGGCTTCTTTGATTTCCGAATATATTTCTTCAATTGATCAATATCCCAACCCATATCTAATAAGCCATTTATTAGCGCTTCTACTGAATGGCTATATTTAGAATCTTTAGAGATTAAAGTATCAATATCCTCAACAAGTGATTCCGACCCACGAGTTAATAATTGCATATCAGCAATATCTGCAGACATCGGTGGCGGTCCTCCAAGCGACGGCCCTCCCAGAGGAGGTCCTCCAAGTGGTGGTAAACCACCTGCCGGTGGCTTAGGTGGCGCACCTTTTTCACCTTGAGGTAATGTCTTGGAACCCCCAATAGGAGTTTGCACACCGTAGAGCGGATCGGGCGGCGTTTTACTCCCCGGGCCACTCTCAGGCGGCACATTTGCCAGTGGGTCAAAATTTGCGCTATCTACTGTAGGTCCAGCCATATAATGTTGATAATAATATTAATATCAGTACACTAGAAGTATAAGAAAAAATTAAAATTTTTAAGTACTCAACCCAAAAAATATCGTTAATCACTTAATAAATCAACGATGGTACGTTCTTGATTCTTATTAGCATTAGCTGGGCTATTTATTGGAGACGGGGATGTCTTCTCAAGCGGTGAAGTCCCGTCGGCAGGTCCAAGCGGTGCGTTAGGCTTGTTGGTTGGCGCAACCGCAGGACTCATCGATCTCAATGGAGTTTGTGTTGGTGAGGTGGTCTGGGGTATACTTACGTTAGGCATAGGTGGAGCCACAACATTCTTGGTGGTCATATCCCGCTTGTTCAATTCATCCGACACCTCTTTCATAGTAATTGCAGGATTATCATCATCATTATCCTCGATATTAATAATCGTATCCGCAGTATGCTTATACATATCACTAATATTAGTCATCAATTTATCCCATATAACTTTAGCCGTAAATAAATCGAGATCATTTTTCGATGCCCACTTTGTGTAGACATTTTCTAATGTATCAACACCTTCATAGGAAGAAATATAATTCCAACAATCTTGATATAAATTACCAGATTGCTTCACAGAGATTGACTTTTGTGCCGATGATTTAAACACGCCCATAAAACCACCTTACCGTACCAGTTAATTTACAATACTCCAATACTAAAAATTATCATAACAAAATATAAAAATTTAACCCAAATTTATATCTAAAAATAAAAAAATATTAAATGAAAGTACCAAAAAAATTAAAAAATAGTTGACATGTGACAAGTATTTTTATACATTATATTATCATAAGAAAAGGGGAAAACGATATGTCAAAGAGACTCTCACCATACACACGTAGCCTCAAATATCTAAAGCCCCCAATGGGTTTGCTGGATATCAAACTGGAAAATCCGTATCAATATATTCTATATGTTATGGAGCACATATATGCAAATCGATTTCGGAAATTGCTATATCTTACATCCACATTTGATTACTGTAATATGGAATGGATAGACTTCAAAAAGGTAGAAACAGTTATCAAAGAAAACTTGGACTCTATAACCTTACGAGACGTTTTGATAAAGACACTCTACATGGACTTTATTACGAATGGTGCCCTAACAAACCACTACGAACAAACTCCGGAAAACATGGAATTATTATATCAAGTGCTAATAAACACCTATCAACAAGAAGCAGAAGGAAACCTAAAAGGGTTCACATGGCCAATATCTATCTTTTTTGAATATATAGAAAATAAAACCTATTTAAACTATATGTACTCAACTAAAAAGCATTTTACCACTATCGATATCACTAATTTAAAAGAAATACTATATACATTAAAAAAGAATTTTGGAGATCCTATTATTAAAGAAGCAATAAAAAACAATCAACAACTACCCCGCGTCACAAAATGGTATTTCCGCGGTGTCAGGTATATAGATGAGAATGGAAAAAAAATTCCAGTCGATGATTCCATAAACGTATGTAGTCGTCTTATATCACTTGCACATATATTAGATACATCACAAATAAAAGCGGTGCTAGATCAATATACCCTTAAAACTATCGAACCAACTAATAAAGTTGCATACCGACTAATTCACGAATATAACTTCACCTATTCACCATTACCAGTTTTCGTATATAAAATACTATTTAATTAATCAACTATACGATATACGGAATCGTAACTCTTATTGCACTACCTCCTCTGCCATATTTTGTGCTTGAGACTCCCCAATCGTATGTTGCTCTTGAGACTCCACAGGTGAAGCACTTGCACCTAGTTCAGGTGAATTTGGATGAAATAGATCTTCTTTCTTGATCACCCCCTTCGATACTAATAAGTCAATAGCATGTTGTACATTATCCTTCGTCATGTACGATTCAAACAGTTGTGGTACGAGCGCCTCTAAACTACCCTCATTACCATTTGCAAGAGACGTAATCTTATTTCTCTTCTTGTCACCAATAATAGTTGATAGTGCTTTAATCATCACACCATGAATATCTCTCGCATACGGTTGAATCAATGTTAATGAACCATTTACGGTAGACTGCATAAAAGACAATAAAACATCGAACGTTCTCGGGCGTGTCTCAGGGGAATTCCCACCAAACCTTCGAACATAAAATATAATAAAATCGGGCAGTATACCATTTAAAAACACAGAATCCTTCAGAAGATTAGGTAAGTTCTCAAATGTTAGGGCGTCTACCTTGGTAGCATTCACCGTAGATGCAAACTGGCTGATTATCTCCGGTTCTTGCTGTGCGAACACTTGGGTTAATCGCGCACTACGCACATTAAATAAGTCATTTATATGATTAGAAACGACATCATAAATAATCTGAGCTTCCTTGAGAGATAAATCCGTCGTATTTACCCATTCTTCATACACTTTCTCTAACGTAGAAATTCCGGCATACTTTGTTATATAGTCCCAACATTCTGAAGCATATCTATCAATCTTATTAGTACGAATTAAATCGTTCTCTAAATATGATTGTAATGCCTGCTCAGAATGGTTTTTATCCCCTTTATTAGATAAAATATTATGTAAGATACCTTCCTCATCAGAATCAAGCCGCTCAATATACTGTTCAATATCATTCTCACCGACCCCACCTGACGCATTACTTTCTGACACAACATTTAATAATTTGTTCTTTAATGTGTCTAATTTCGTGCATGCTGCCTTCCCTAAAATACCACTGGTTAAATCTTTAGACCCCATTTCCGTGTCTCCACCTACTTTTAATATTGAAATTTCCTTAATCTTTGCGGCAATTTCGCTGGATAGTTTTTCATCTGAGTATGGCTGTAATTTATTAATATCTCCAGATTGTAATACATCCGCTACTTTCTTAGCAATCTGCTCAAGATTTAAATTTTTATTATTCGTAGTCGCATACTCACGAATACGCTTTTTCACCGTACTAAACCACTTTTTCATGGTATTATATAGATCATCCTTCGGAGGCCATTCAGCTTTACCAGTTGACGTTGAGGGTGCAATATCTACAAAATACTTAATGACCTCTCTAATAATGACAGAACTTAATGTATCCTCATTAATATCCGTATCTAAGGTAGTAGGTGATGCCTCTTCGTTAGGCCCTCCAAGTGGAGTTTCTGGTAGTACGTCAAATGTCCCCTCCACAAGCGCATTAGCCGCTTGACGCACCTTGACTGGCGTACTCGGGTCAATCACGCGGTATAATAATTCATGTACTTGGGCAGCTTTTTTTAATAATACGTTATCGTAGGTGTCCATAACGCCTCGCTTATCAAAATCTTTAGATTTATAGGTAATATGATACTGAATCTCATTCTGAAAGGCACGCTCCGTACCATATTGCCGCTTATAGTCTTTTAAAACTTCCGCAACCTCTTTTTTCGTTTCTTTATAGATCGTCTCTAATTTAACACCATTCTGAAACACATCTATAATATATCCCTCACCCACATAAGACCCTGGGCGCTGTTTTCGCACAAAAATATCAATTCCCACACCTTCAAATATTGATTCTTGCTCTGCCATGCTATGCTTCTATTGTCTCAGTACCCTGAGCTAATTTCAAATTATATGCCCGATCATAAAAAAATGAAAAACGTACATCGGTATGGTACAGAATATTTTCATCATACAAGTTAGATACAATATTTGGGTAGGCAAGAACCATAGACCCACAAACATCCTTAATAATTGCTTTTAGTTTCAGTTCATAACCATCGTCTAATAAATCAAAAATCGTACCTCGAACCATTACTTTTGAATCACTATTTTTCACCGTATCAAAATAATATCCAATGAATTTACCATGACTATCTAATTCAATCCCATAAATGAGCGGTAATTCGTCATTTCGATTCACTTCATTCGAAATACCCTGATCTACACTCACACCAACGTTATTAATTTGTCGGTCAGTATCATCTCCTTCAGAAAATAAATCTTGTAACTCATCCAAACTATTAAGATTCATGAAATCCTTAGAAAACTCTTTCTCTCCCGCAAATTTTGTTGAACTTTGCTTAGCGCTATTCTGTTGCATCGGAGAAGATTCTATCAAATTAGATGATTCTAAAAACTGCTTCTTTGCTGCTTCACGAACTTGTTGGATATACGAAATAACTTTTGCTGAATCAATAACACTAAAGATATTCGGTAGGGGGATAGCATGTGAAATATCGTGAGGTTCTTGATGTAAATAAAAATTAGCCATCTGAATTCCATCTCTCAATCGCGTTGCAGAACTTTTATAGAGTCCTACCATATGAATCACAGTTGGAGATATCAGACGATTCAGTTGTAATGTCGCATCCTGAATATCCATCCCCACGCTACTTTGAATATCCACTTTATAATTTTCTGAATCTCCGTGCGCATAAAATAAAAACTTTTCATTTTTAGGCAGAAAATAAATAGCAAACCGCTCTGCATAGACCAAATTGTTAGACAAAATCACACTGATCAGTTGATCATCCCGGTCTCTATTACCAGAAAACACATTATCTAATATGCGATCAATCGAGAACTCAATTTCCTTTCCATCTACATCGGTTGCTTTAAGCACCACTTTAGTACGTAATGCACGTGCCTCAACATCACTTAATGGTCGCATTTCCCCAGGCCCTAAGTCACGATCCGCAACGGGCGCAGTCACAGAAAATTGAATACCGTAGGTTTTACGTAATGTATCAAGTGCACTATCTAAATCATAAATCTGTAAATAAATATAACGTTCATGACCCGCATAATCAATATTAGAAATTCCACAAGTTGCATCAAATTGAATACGCTTACGCAGATTAGCTATCATACGGTTTAAATCGTCGTTTTGTGGTTTGTTCTTTGGACGAACTTGTAACCGAGGATTATACCCTACATGTGCTACATACCATTCCATATATATCTACCCTCTACCCAACCAATGTTTGCAATTTGGAAATTAAAATATCTAATCGATCGTTTAATTGCTTCTTTTCACGCCATGTTCGTGCAGTACGAATCGATTGATAAATATTATACATAACGTCTAATAAAGGATCTACCCCATCAATTTGTTCAGTAGAAGCTACTTTCAAAATCGCGCCAGGAACAAGACCAGACCCGTGAAGGGCATCAATCACTAAACTTTTAGGCGCAGCAGGGGAGGTCACTATACTCTGCTCATAAAATTCCATCTGACGTAACAACTCAGCAACTTTACGCCCATTCTTCCGACCACCACGATGGTATCGCAAACAATTACATAAATTATTATAATCCCCAATGATCTCCCCACAACACGTACACTGAGAAGATTTAATAATACAACCCATAGAAGTAGCAACACGCTCGGGATATGTCATCAACGACCGTGCAATATTGGGGGCCTTATGTTTATCAATCCCCATCAAAATAACAACATGCATATCATCATAGACATCATCAACAACCACACTATCAAATACAAGCCCAATAGCAGATTCCGGGTCTTTTGATTGATGATTCACAAACACACCTGCCGTGCGAAAGGTGAGATAGCGAGGCATACTAACTCCACCTATCTCGATCGGATCATGTAATTCATCCCAGTTAAATAAGTCATCATTCTTATTAACTGCATGTTCCCACAATGCCCGTTTATTTTTAGTCCCATGATAATCACCAATATCCAATGCACGCGTTGTGGTATAGACAAAATCCTCTAATATTGGAGATAATACATACTCACTTTGCTTTGTTTCAATCAATTCAGCTATTTTATCTCTCGTTTTCGAATCAATCTGATTCGCTAAACGAATTGGTTGTCCGATCCCACGTTTATGACTCATAAATAACCCCTATGCAATAGAATCCTCTTACCGTTAATAATAACTAAATCTATGTAATCTTTAAGGAAATTTATTCTATGAAATTTGCTTACTATTGTTGATCAAGACCATATTTATGCACTAATTTATCAAAATTGAAAAAGAGTCTGTCATCACTTGAAGAAAGACGAAAGTTATAGTCTTTTACCAGTTCACCCCACTCAGAACTAAACTCCGAATAAAATCGATCTACATCAATACTTGTCTTAATAAATTGCTCCTCTTCAGGTAACAACTTATCAGGAAATGCTAAACGTAATAAACGATCAATTTCTGTATCATCTAAATTAAATTTAGGCTGGATATACTTAATAAACTTCTCACGCGTACAAATATTATTTAAACGCATCAATACAACAATCTCATACTCTTTATGTGTTGAGATATTCGCAAGACGATCTAAAAATTGCAAAACACCAATCGCTTTTGACTCATTCGCATCAGAATACAATCGTAGACCAGACTTTTTATCATATACGTTATAGACATCGTCTACCCGACGTATATAATGAGCAGAAGTATTATAACAATTATAAATCGCATTTATCTTATGTGCGATATGCCGCAAGGCACGATCACGGTTCATCGACAATATCCTTTCTAGTCTGATCCGTTATAACACGCCGAGAAGGTTTACGCTTTTCTTGGTACTGAATAATTTCCTCGGTGGATTCGGCAATGCGCTGAATTGGCGCATATTCCAAACACGCTTGAATATCCTTTACTAATTGCTCCAAAAATCGAAATAGTACAGTACGTCGATCTTCGTCGATTGGCAATATTGCAATTTCATCCGCAAGCATATCTAAACTACGTTGGACATCTACAATCTTTTTAGGATTCATAGAAACACGAGTAACTACCTTATCTAGGGATACCTTTGGGTCAATACCATAATCTAATACATCTTTAAATAAATCTAATGTTTCTGCAATCTTGTTCATAGATTGTAAGATACCTGAAGATAAGGTACTGTACTTATGGCACACATCCAGAAATGAGTTCATATTATTTAAGATGGCATATCGAATCTCATCCTCAATAAACCCATCAACCGCACCCGTAAAAGAAGCAATAACGGCTTTTAAACGTCTTTTTAAGGATAAATCGGCAGTAACTATTTCTCCATCACCTATTCTTTCAGACTCTTCACGCATTAATTTATTACGTTTTGATAATAACATATCGTGTAATTCCATATTCCTATCAATAATTTCACTATACAATGAGGGAATATTAATCCACGCACGATTCGCAAGCACGGTTAAATATTCGATATCATCCTCGGATGGTAACATATCAACAGAAGTTGCATCTATAACCTGTTGTTTCAACTTGGTATAAAGATTTTTCCAAATCTTGTTTGGTTTATATGCTGAACGTTTCGTTGTACCCATACCACTACCTCAAATAGTCTAACTGACCATCTCATTAAGTATCTTAACAATCTCATCATCTAATTTGTGTGGATACGAAACCCAATAATGTAAACTATGTTTCACTAAATCATCGATACTAATTTTTCCTAATGATACACATTTACCTGATTCATCCCACATATATCCATACTTTAATTTCATCGGGATTTTATGAGCTAACCGTGTCATATTATCTGCGATTACTGCCCACCCAACAACATTAGAATTATTATCATAAATCTTTGAAATATACCCCATCAACTGATATTCATTGATATCTTGAGGTGTTAAATCAAACATCTTAGACACACTACGTTTATCAACTAAAGAAGATACATCGATATTATACATCCCAAGACTCTGCATAAACTTCTTAACTAATGATTCATCAGTATTACCAATCCATTCCGACATATAGAGCGTTTTATCCACAGCAAAATGTGGGATAAATCCAGCCTTCTGATATTTCAATGTAGTTAATAACGTATCAGAAATCTTATTAAATTCCTCTTTCTGCATATCTGAAAATTTTTCTCGAAGTTGATCATATTGACTATTTTCCCATTCTTTGATATTAGTCACATCATCCACAAAAACGATTCGTGAATATTTCCGTGACAAGATGGGGTGTAACTTAGAAAGAACACGCTGTAGGTCATCAACATAATCAATAGGACAATCCACAACATTTATCCCACCAATACCAAACGAATGCGTGCGACTTACGTTCTTACTCACACTATTCGCATGATCGGTCGTGCCATGCCCAACAATACATGGATAAAACTTCAATATTTCACCATTTGGTGAAATCACATTCGCAAGATTCATCCCTTTACTAAGAAGCTCATCCGTCACATACCGAACACCATCTTTATCCTCTACATTAGCCACACGCACATTGTAAATCCCATGCTCCTGTAACCCGATAATTTGTCCAGTTGCATAACATGTATTTAATAAGTGACGTAATAGTGAAACTTTATGATTTACATCTATCGTATCAAATTGCAATACTTTCGTGAGCCAATCGTGCATTTCCTCAAATAGTAATAAATCTGAATAGTTTTGGATATTCTCAATTGAATATCGTTCAGTAAACAAACTAGGCACACGATGCAACCCAATCACCGATTCTAACTTCCCTTGTAAATAACATTTGGTATATACATCATGCAGTTTTTCTACAAATTCTAAATCAGAACTCTGAACATCACCATATTTCACAAGTGCAGCGTTCACGAGAGTATTCAATGTTGAATACAACACATTAAATTCATGACTAACATGGGGAGATTTGAGATTGTTTTCCCACACACGATCTGAAATATACTGTGCATCACGCGCAATCTCTGCAACCATCTTATTATCAGCATCATATACCGCTTCCACAGATTTATATTGGATATCACGTTTATACCCAGTAAGCAAATTCGAGTCGGGCGTATTGGCAAATATATTCTCTGATACAGGCTCTTGTTCTTGCTTTGCCTTCTTCTCACGCCCAAATAAACTATCTCTAATACGCGCCATTAATGGGGGAGGTGGTGGTGCGGCTGTCTGCATGGGATGAATATATTCACCATATTGTTCTTCTAACTTCTTTTGCATATGCTTTTTATGTAATTCGTCGGATAAATCTAACCCCATTGCCATCAATAAAGTAATCGTTGAAATTGGGCCTTTCCCCTGTGCATATACATTATTTAAGAATGTTAAGAAGTTTTGGTCATCACGCATCATTAGCTTTTTATGCCACACAATCTCCGGCATAATAAGACGTTCTTCTAATTCGGGGCCTTTTCTGCTCACACGAAATTGACCAACAATCTCCCTCGCATCCCGTCGATACCACCCATTCCGCTTTGCCATAATGCGTAATAACTTACGAATCCACCCTTCTAATACATCACGCTTCGCCTTATAACGTGCCAATTGGATCTGCAATCCAACATTTGCTGATGAATAGGTCACTTCAGCATTGACAAATTGCTTACTAACCCCCAATCCAATCATCTTACGCTCATTAATTTCAGTCCATTCTTTATCCAAGCGCATCACACGATCAGCAACCGTAATATATTCAACCTGTAAGCCATAATGATAAATCAACGCAAAGTTTGGGTCAAAGTTTGCATGTAACAACACCTGTGCTAATGCTCGCATATGCGAATCATCAGGAACCCAACCCTTTTGTGGGTCACCAAGTTTAAACAATTTTAACGGATAAATAAAATTATCAGCAATCGTCAGTTGCGCTTCGCGCAATTTATCCTCATACATCAATAAACGATGTAACCGATTAATAATAGAAGTCCCTCGTTCATCATAAGGATTACTTCGTCTTGCTATATGTGTGACTTCCTCATTATTCAAAATGATATTCTTCCCTGTGAGGACCCTACGCACAATCTCTTTTGGAAGCATCTTTTTAAGTTGTTGATCCTCTGGTTTATTACTATACACAATCCTCTTTAATTCATCACTCGGGACTAACTCAATGACTGCCTCATTCGCCGCAAATGGACTAAACGTTAACTCAATATAATCAGGATTCTGTATAATAATATGACTCCACATGCCTTTCGTATCATCCCAAGGCGTATGAATAACTACTTCACCAATCTTCAAATATTCTAAATCAATGAGCGGTAACATTGAAAATAAATCAATTGTTTCCACACACTCTTCAACATGCATAGCAATCATTTTATCATCATATAAGAATTCAGCACGGGAGTGTGGTAATTCTGCATGTAATGTTAATACCGCACCAACTAACTCATCATGATCAAAAAAGAAACGATTCCACCGATTCCGTTGTTTGAAGGCTCGTGGTAAATAAATAGAAGATGTCGTCGTTTCTGGGTCATAAAATCGACGGGCGGGCGTACGGTAAATATTATGTGTACCTAAAAACCCTTGTATAAGAGGGTTACCCATTCCATAACCAGTACCGCCAGTAAATCCAGTAGCCCCATGCCGTTCCGAAAAATCAGATTGTACTTCCGCAAAAATCGTACGTGGTAGAACTTTATGAAATTCAGTGGGTGGTGCAAACGGTTTTTGTTCTTTCATAGGACTCCTTCATCTCATAATATAACAATCATTTAAGCGCACTCATACTTTCGACTAATTGCCTTCGCTCCTTCATTTCACGAATTGCCGCATAGGATTTAAACTTCTCTCCAATCGATGACTGAGCTTGACTCTTCCGCATTTCATATTGTGCGATTAATGCCTCCACATATGTCTGTTCTTGTGGCGCTAACGCAACCCCAGATTTCTTTAATAAATCCTGATTATTAATCATATATTTCAACTTCTTTAAATATGCCAATTGTTTCTCTAAAGTAGCTCTTTCTCTCGAATCCGAAGTACCTCTAGAGTTAAATAGAGTAGTAAGCGATTTAATCTCCTCAGCCAACGCACTCAATGCTGGTTTATATGCAAAACCTAATAATGATTGATCCTCACCCATAGTAACATCGATGGCGTCAATCTTTGTAGGGTAAAATGAACTACCCTCAGGTGGTGAAGATGTATAATCCTCAATACCAGGATTACCTGTTTTGGGGATACATGACTTTAACGATTTTTCACAGTCATCCAACATTTTAATTGTAGTACGTATTAATTCACCATATCCAATAAAAGTTCCTGGCGTAATACTATCACGACTAAACACTGCTTGTGTAGTAGCATCAGCACTTTTAAATAATTCATCAAAAACAGAAACATCCAAAAAGTTTTCACTCATAAGTGCTGAACGCTTAGGTAATACAATTGATTCCACTAACTTGACCAATCCATCGGATTGGACATTTAATTGACTCGTGATTGATTTTATGTTGGTCGTGATTGTAGTAGAAAATTCTTTGAGATTTTTTTGTAAGCCCTTCAAATTTTTACGACTAGAATCCAGTAATTGTAAGATCGAATCACTCCCATTCGTAAGTTCATCACGAATATTCTTAATTAGAATAGATAAGAGACCATCGATTGTTTTACTATATTTTTGCAACCGCATGTCTGAAAATAAATCTCTATACGTCGGTTTTAATTGGTTCCAAATATTATATAATTTAAAACTGCGTACAAGAAAATTTTCATTAGTCTGATCATACACACTTTGTAATGTCGCTTTAATTATTTTCAAATCCCGTATCGACGCTTGATATTTTTTAACAGCCTCCATACCAAACTTCTTCACCATATTTATTGTCTTACCACGTTCAATATTAGGGATCACGTCTTTACCATGTACTGGGACATCTCGATTTGGACCCAACGCTTTTTCTATATTATATTTCAGGTTTTGTAGCGCATCTAAATCTGGAGCACCCTTTTCAAAACTACTAATAATCTGATCTAACGTTTGCAGATACCCATCTTTACCCAGACCAGCAAATATAGCCGGATTCTTGACACCTGACGCATTAATCTCCTTCTTTAAATCATATAATTGGTTCAAAATCTCAGCATATGCCGAACCAAAATAATCATACGGTATGACTTTCTTAAACTCCGCATCCAATGTTTGGATCTTGTCAAGACCACCCGTTGCTGCTTCAGATAAGATAGTCTGGAATTGCTCAGCGTTTTTAATCCTAGTTTCTAAATCATTAATATAGTCATCAAATACACTTAAATCCTGTGGTTTTAAATATTCTTCCAACCTTTCAGTATTCTGTATTACAGTTGAGAATTTTTTAATACCCTCCTGAATTCCCTCATTACTTGTTTTAATGTATTCTAAACTAGACTCAATCATATCACTAAGTTGCTCAATAGATGTACTATAGAGTTTTTGTAATTGATCCCACCGCTCAAAATATAAAGTTAACGCAGACACAATTGTATTCTTAATATCAACCAGCTTTGTATCTTCAACCACTACACGTACATCTAAATAACTCTTCCCATCAGGTGTTTCAATATCTTCTGAGATAATCCGAGGGGTCTCACGCAACCCTTTTAAAAACTCACCCATACGCCCCGGTAAATCACCGCTACCACTAAATAAATCAGTTGTATGATATCCTAAAATCCACCCAATCGCAAGAAATCGGTCTTCTAACGGTAACGCCGTATTTTCTGCGATCTCTAAACTCTTTTTGATTTTATCAATTTGACGTTGAATTGCCTTCCGCAATGCTTCTTGTTTAGTCTTAATCTTCGATTCTTGTTTATTACCTTGACCATCACTAACGGTCTGTGCATAAACTAAATCTTGAATCACATTGCTCATCGTGCTATATAAAGATGTCTTATCAAGCCCACCAACCTGTATAATTTCATTCACAAAATTCTGAGGTACTGTAATATCTAAACCTTTTGCCATATTAACAAAAGGCTTAACAGCCTCTGATACCCGAGACGATAGTTCATTCCTATCTACATTGTTGCGAGATGCCTCAACCAAAATTTGGGATACGTCAGAACGAGTATGATCAACAACATTATCAAACTCTTTGAAGAATGTATTAAAATTACCATATGTATCTTTTATTCGACTAAGCAACTCATCCGTCTTTGGGACATTTATCTGTGATGACGGTGCAAGAGTAGGCTGCTCAGGAGCCATTTCATCTTTGAGAGAAACACCAACCTCAACTGGTTTTGAAGAAATATCATCAGTAACAACTAAATCCCCCTCAATATCTTCCGGTGCTGAAGCTTCTAATTGATCCCACACGTCATCCGTAAGATCAAATTCGTCTTTGTTTGCAGCTGTTTTAGATACCCCAAATTGCAAGTGTGCTTGGACACCAATAAATTCACCTAAATTCTCCGACTGTAAATCTATTTGTGCAAGGTCAATCGCTTTATGAGCCTCGGCAATCGCTCTATTTAATTCTTTTTCTAGATTATTAGAGACTAGTTTACTATATTCGGATACGACATCATTAGGATCGGCTACATACGTACCACCTACTGAATATTTATCCACTTTAATAATTTTTGCATATCCAGACAAATCTTCTTTAAGTACATATTGCGGCGCATATTTTAAAAATAATTCTTGCAATTTCTCACGATGCTGACTCAACTCATTATCATTCATACTTTTTAATAAGTCTAAATCAGCTTTTACACTCTCCAAGTCTCGGTTTTCAGGAACTTTTAACGCCTTTAAATACGCCTGCCCATACTCTAATACCTTCTGTAAATACATTGGTAACATGGTATCCATTACCATATCAGTATTACTGGTACCAGAAAACCAATATTGTAACCATTCAAATAAATGTATAGACGTGCGACCTTCAGCTTGACGCACCAAAAAATCTAGCTCATTCGCTACCTTAGTAAAAAATCGACGTAAATCCATAATTATTCCTCTACTGGGACAAATGTATCTTTTAATCTTGGAGAATCACTTGGGACGGCAACTTCATTACCGTCCTCATCTTTCAACAACACCATATCCGAGCGGCCTTGGTCATTTGATACCTCATACACAGATCCATCGGTTTTATTGAACACCTTGTTCGACCCTCCTGCTACTTGGTCTAAAAAAGCTTCTAACCCCATTGAAATTTTTGTCGTTGTGCCAAACTTTCGATACCAATCATTATATACTTTTGCCCTGACCAAAATACACGCATCCCGAAACATTTTAATATTATCACTCGACCGATGCGTTACATTCAAAATCTCATTACCTTTATTTAAATCAGATAGGCTAATCCCAAAATAATCCGCCATATCCTTTTCTAACTTATCCATTTGATCTTTACGAACTACATCATAATATGGAACTAACACTTTCTTATCAGGTAACTTGACTAAGAACCACATAATATAATCACTACGCTTACTTTGTAAGTCTTCTGCAATTTCCTCATCATATAGATCACGATCAGGATTAGGAAGCTTTCCCATATCTACCACAACACCCACTGCGTCATACTGACCTAAAAGATACGTAATAAAATTCCGAGTTGCTTCTTCTGGTGTAGTACCGTGAGCGCCGGACATACCTCTATTAAGATATGTAATCGATTCTCCCGCATCCGATTCACGTGCAAACGTCACCCCAGAGGATAGGATAGGTGAAATCTGATTCAAATACGTACCAGCATCTTTCACGGCAACATTAACAGTTGTATCCTCATCACTCATTTCTTTTGCGAATGATACAATATTTTTTAAAAAAGTATTCAGACCTTGCAGTGAAGTGACATCTGATTCACCATACATCATCTCGATATAGCGATCAAAACCAGTACGTCTTGGATCCTCAATAGCCAATAATCCCCATTCACCTTTTGCATTTTTAGCAACCGTCACAATTAACATCGGCACGGGTCGATCGTTCACTTTTTCATATAACAAAATATCTTTATAAGGAACAAACGCCCCATTTTGTGTGGGGACTAACCCATACTGAAACTCATCAGTAAACCCACGATCATCCGCACGAACATACCGTTGCACACCTTCTGCGGCGCTGGTCTTCGCTCGTTGCGCTTTCCATTCACGAATAAAGTCAAAATGCCCTTGCCAAGTCGGTAATAATACTACTGTATCACCAACCGAAACGGGATTTCCATAAAGATCTTCATACGATTTTCCCGTATTTAAATTTTCTCGTGATACATCAATAGCAGGCTGATTAGAATTACCCTGAGTCCCCTCAAGGACATAGGTACGATATAATAAAAATTCATTCTCTAAATGCGAGACAAACCTTTCATAATCATCCATCGTTAACTCAGGTAATCCATCTTGAGCACGATCATAATTAACATCCGCAAGCACTTTATCAGTATAAGGAGATCGAGACGCATAAATCTCGAATAAGTCTAATGCATCCCTATCCCCTGATAGAGACGATTTAAATTTATCAAGAAAATCAGAAACAATCTTCTTTTCCCGCTGTATATCAATTGGTTTATCTACCGAGCCCATACATACCACCTATTATCGCAATTATTTAATTTCAACCACAATCGTTGTCGCTTTATTCTGTTCAACATCATTATCATCATCAGATGAAAGGATACATTGACCACTCTCTTCAGAAACCTCTTCAGCAACATCCTCGGTGTCTACTAATTCATCCGATAACAGTTCATCTAACATCACAATTTCTTCTTCACTCAAAATATCCAAATTATCAATTAAGTCAGCAAGATCTAAAAACTCGATATTCAGCTTTTTAGCAATTTTCTGCCCAACATACTGTTCCACATTTGGGGAAGTAGAAATTGTTTGAGAAGGATAATGATTATATAAGGTATCCTGAGACTTATTACTATATACCCGTAATACTACATGCACATCATTTCCTTGTTTATAGACTTTCTCAGCCAAAAATACTGAATCAGTCGGGTATTCATCTACATATAGTTTCGATGCACATGTTTGGATAGGTTGTACCGAAATGAAATCCCTATTACCCCATCCTTTCGAGTCAGATCGCACCCAACGTATTAAATCATGATCAATAAGATCTGCTTCAGATAAAATAACCAGTGCACGCTTTGAATTAACTTTTACAATTTCCGCCATAACGACCTCACATTTATATACTAAAATCCATACGAAAATCCATGTTTCATAACACAATCATTGATTTATTACTAAATATTAGTGTTATAAATCGGTTTTTAAGTAAATAAAAAACAAAAACCCCGCATGGTGCACATTCCGGCGTAACCTGCCACCCATTCCGGAAAATACCTGCCACTTTTAGCGCCGTTACAAGAGCACAAACGATTTCCTCGATGCGTCCACGATAGCGAAACGAGGCGTTCTTCACCAGACGCGCGAGGGCCGTTTATAGCGCTCATCCCATTCGGCGTCGATGAGAAAGGCGACCAACTCATCGGGAGCAAGCCCTTGGGCGGTTCGGTTTTCCCCACTATCCTGGACCGAGTTGATGATATTGAATTCCTTGCTGCCGAGGATGATATCAAAAAGCCCAAGGCAAATATCTTAGCTCCGTGAAAGGTAGTTAGTAAGACCCGCCTGAGGATCGCAATCGACCGCCAGAATTTTGCGGCCGACCCTGGCAAGAGCAAGGCAGGAAAGAATGGAAAATGTCGTCTTGCCGGACCCGCCTTTCTGATTAATGACGCATATCTTTTTCACTTGCGAACCTCTTTTTTAATACGCATTTCGTTGTTGATCCATTTTTCAAGCAGTCTAATACCGGTTTCGCTGAAAGTGAGACCTTCATCGATGGCCTTTTTACGAGCCTCTTTTATTATGCGCTGCGATTCGGCATTTTTTACGCTTAATATTGCTCTTTCCATATACGCTGCCTTTAAAATGGTTTGAGTATGCATGTATATGTTAACTACTATTTGTGGTTATGTGTGCGTAATCACGGACTAATACGAGGGAAAATAATAAGAAAAGAAAGCACATACTATGAGATAGAGGATGCGGTGAGAAGGAAAAATATATTAACAGAAGAAAAAATATGATGTAATTGGGAATATAGATTGAGGATAGACGAAATATTTCGTATATATTCCAAAAATTGGATAAAAAGCGAAGTACTTCGTCTATGAAATAGTTGTGCGAAACGGCCGAAAATCTTTTGTGGGAAGAGCACCGGCCGTCCGTGGCCGGCGATGTTGATTAAACATGCTGAATTTGACGCACTAAACATTTGTTGACAAATATTATGTCCTTTATTATTTTTTGTATTATTTAAAATCATTCTCAAGGTGAAATATGAAGCCTAAACAATTAAAACTTGATCTTGTTGATGAATTAAAGGTAGTTTTTTCAAATACCTTTAATTCAGACAATGATGTGATTTTAGCCCAAACAGATACATTGGAATTTTTAAAAACCATACCCGATAAATCAATTTCTTTAATAGTGACACTCCACGGGGCTTGCCCCGTGGCTTCTGCTTAGTTTACTAAGCATTCTTTTTCTTGCTTCAACGACAGTTCTAACGAACCATCTTCACAAGCGTAAATTCCGCTGTGCCCCAGCGTACTTAGACCTATATTTAGGATATTTAGAGATGCGTTTAAATCTCTATCTATAGAAATACCACAATCTGGACAATCAAAAACTCTTTTGCTCAAAGGCATTTCCTGAACACATCCACAGTTTGAACATGTTTTACTTGTAGGCGCAAATCTTCCGATTTTAATATAATGCTTAAAACTCCATTTACATTTGTATTTAAGTTGTCTATTGAACTCCGACCATGAAACATCACCGATTGATTTAGCTAAACAATGATTTTTCATCATTCCTTTGATGTTTAAATCTTCTACAACTATCCCATCATACTTCTTGGCTATCGAATTAGAAGTTTTGTGTAGAAAATCCCTACGAGTATCTCTTATTTTGTTTTGAATCTTTCTAACTTTAAGTCTTTGTTTAAATCTGTTTTTACCTCCTTTTTGTTTTTTGCTTAATCTCCTTTGCTCTTTTGCTAATTGTTTTTCATATTTTTTAGTATGCTTTGGATTGCTTATTATAGTTCCATCTGACAAGGTAACAAATTCTTTAAGCCCAACATCACACCCAACAATAGTATCAACTTTTTTCTTACTTTCTTTAATCTCATATTCACACAACACTGAACAATACCATTTACTACCATCTTGTGAAATCGTAATTGATTTAGGTTTGCCTTTCATTGCTCTGTGTTTTATCCATTTTACTTCTCCAATTTTAGGAATAAAAACAAAGCCTTTCCCCAATCTCCATTTCTGAGGGCAAGTGAAACTATCATTTAGCAACATTTTCTTTTTAAAAGTTGGGAATCCCTTTTCTTTCTTGAAAGAATCTTTCAGTGCCTTATCAAATTGTCGTAAAACCATTTGTAAAGACTGTGAAAACGATTCTTTAAGAAAAGGGTATTCTTGTTTAAGTTTTGGTAACGAAACAGCTAACTCGTGATAAAATTTAAACTTATCCGTTTCTTTATAGTAATCTTGGTTGATTTTAAGTACGTAGTTCCATAAAAATCTGGTATTACCCCCACATTGAAGCAGAGATTTCTCTTGCTCTTTAGTCGGTAAAATTCTGTATTTATATCCACGTTGTATTAACATATATTATTTTCCTTTTTGGTCTGCGATATATTTCTTGATTGTTTCAGCAGAAACATTGCCAATAGTGGATATAAATTTACCTACTGACCAAAGAGAACCACATCTACCGTAAAAAGATTTTAACGTTGGGTATTTCTTAAACAGTTCGATAGCGGTAATACTTTTAAAAACTCTTATTATGTCTATTGGAGCAACAGTTGGCTTAGCACCAACAAATATATGAATATGGTCTGGCATCACTTCCATCTGTATGATTTCATATTCATACCTATTTGCCACATCTATCAATATTTCTTTTAAACTGGTTTCGACACTACCTTTTAAAACAGAGTACCGAAACTTTGGGCAGAAAATAATGTGGTACTGGCACAGATATTGACAATGTGATGTTGACTTATATTTACTCATTTTTCTATTTCTTTTAATTCATATTTTTCTTTAACTGCTCGCCTAATTAAATCAAGGTAAGTTAAAGTATCCTCTTCCTCAACAGAAAAAACTCTTGCAAGTCTTTCTAACTCTTCTTTCCATTCTTTGGGTAAAGCTATATTTATTTGAGTATTCATTGTTTACCTCCTATCTACATATACAATATACTATCATATTTGTAATTTGTCAAGTCTTTTAAAAAATATTTTGCCAATTCATCCTCGGGGCAAGCCCACGAGGTTTTCTTGGCAATTCCCTATAACTTCTTGACAATCGTCAACTAATTTTTTAAATTATTCAAAAAAAATTTTTAGATTTATTTGTCGGAAGAAGCCCAAGATCTTGGTCATATTCACAAAAGGGTGGAAAAAACCGTTCCAATTAACTTGTAGAAATATGACACGTATTTGGTTTGCAACAGGAACCATATTTTCCTGTAAATTTTCGCTTGACAAAATGACATAGATACATATACATTGTATAGTAGAAAAAATGTAAACATATTTACATTTATCAATAAGACTATTTATACCAACACTAGGGGTAGCGAAGATGAGACAAACTGTATCAACACACTCACCACATTTCAACACATTTGTCGCTTGGGAAAAAACAACCAACGACACTATCGACTTCAAAAAAGTCTACTTCGACATCACACAGGATTTATACGCTGCATTACTACTCTCACAAATCGTCTACTGGTTTCTTCCACAAAAAGACGGCTCAAAGGCATCACGCGCAAAAGTGCAACGCCACCACAGGCGATGGATCGTCAAACAACGTAGCGACTGGTGGGACGAAATACGCATCACCGAAAGACAATACGACCGCGCTATCAAAATTTTACAAGCAAAAAAATTAGTCACCATAATGGTCGGAAAATCACCATTTCACCAATTTGAACGTGCGCACTACATTAGCCTAAACTTTGATATCCTTACTCACGCCATCAACACAGTCATAAATAATATAAACAAAAACGACAAAAAAGTATCTAGTAGTAATATAAACGAACATGATGATAAAGTATATAGTATGGATAATATAGACGATTACGATTTAGAAGTACATTTTAATAATATAGAAAATAAGACTAAAAAAGTTTACAATAATACCCCATCTCACCAATTGGTAATTTCTACATCTAACCAATCGGTAATTTCTATTAATACAGAGACTATAGAATCAAAGATTAATGAAGATAAAAAACCCCCGGTTGGGAATTTCTCTTCCGAAAATGCTTCGCATTTTCGGAAGGAAAATTCTGTTCTGGAGAAACCTCCAAAAGAAGCTAAAGGAAAAGCATATAAGAGTAAGGAGAATTTAGAGTTTATTGAAAATAAAATACCGGCTGTCAAGTACCAGGAATTGAACAATTTTTCTGAAGAAATGTTTACTTATGAAAATACAACAGAAAATGCGACGGAGGACGATCTCACTAAGCGTCTTTTAGAGCAATTGAGAGACTATTGCCTGAACACATTTAACCAGATTGATGGGGCATATATCTTAGATTTCTTTCTTAGCTTACGTGATTGGGAATCTGTACAACAGTTATATGACTTTGTGCGATTTTTAGTTGAGACATATGGCGCCGATGTAGTAAAAGAAAATGTAGACAAATTAATAAAAAAACGCGAACGTGGGATTTACGGGTATTACACACCATCTTTTGTGAAGGAGTTTTTTATGCGAACAGCGATACAAGCGAATTTAAAACACAATTTTAAACAATTTTGTCTTGACAAATTTCACGATGCATCTGTAGCTGATAGAGTATATAAATTTTACTACAAAACATTGCGGGTTCGAACGAATAAAAATGCTCGCTACGAGTCCGTCAATGAGCGTAGGAAAAAGAATATTGAGATGCTGTTAGAGAAATTGGGGATATATAAATTCTTAGATATGGTCGAAAAATTTGAAACGCGCATTAAATCTGGGGTAATTGCTCAATCCGATGCAACGTTAGAATATTTTACTAACTTTGCGTTGTATGTACACAAAAATAACGGGAAATTTAAAAACACCTCATATCAAGGTGCACAACAACCAATGATGATGCCTGAAGAAATAGACTATTCAAAATATATCCCCGGTGAACGAAGTATCGTACCTGTTCCAATTCTTGAGACTTCGGAAACCGAGCGTGTGTCAATGTACTACTGGCGTAATTATACATATACCTGTGAGTGTGGTGAAGTGGTAGAGCCTTTTAACGAACAAGGAAAAAAAGTAATACGATGCCCGAAATGCAAAGTGGCGTTTGAGTGGGAATATTTCTTAGAACGTGAGCATTCAGGTTTCTTGAACGATGTGACCAGCATCATTGAAGCATAAAATTTTATACATTGGGGGTAGTTATGGACGAGCTTTTTCAACAATACCACAAGACCGGGGATATCGCACTGCGAAATAAGATTATCGAGCAATCACTTAATCTGATCCATTTCGTAGTTCGTCGTATGAAGCGACGTAGTTTTTTGTATAACTACGAATATGACGATTTAGTTTCCTATGGATATTTTGGTCTAATTCAAGCCGTTGAAAAGTATGATGTGACAAAAGGGTATAAGTTTTCTACGTATGCGATTAAACGCATACAAGGTGCCATCTTAGATGAAATTCGACGCGATGATTGGGTGCCAAGAGATGTTAGATCAAAATTAAAACATGTGCGTGAAGATTTAGCATGGTGCAACCAACTTGGTTGTATGATAGACTCGCAAGCGTTATGTGCACATTATAATCTCGATGAGCGCGAATATTCGTTGTTGATGAACAATTTGTTGTTGACATATGATGACGCAATGTTATATAGTCCACAAACACATTCAGAACACACAAATACGGGGGTAGCACATGATTCTATTTTTTAGCGATGCACATTTAGGGTATAAACGTTATTCGTCAATTACAGAGAATTTTATTTTTGAGTCCGAACAGGATGCGAGAAACGCTCTCACTGAAATTTTAGATATCATTTCTCACTATCCTGTATCAAAAATTATTTTCTGCGGAGATTTATTTCACTCAAATAAACCTACCCCAACAAATATCAAATGGGTTATTGAGTGGTTTCATAAGTTAGATAATTTAGGTATTGAATCCTATTTTATTGTTGGAAACCACGATGCATCTGAATATTCACACGCATTTGTATTTGCTCATTCGTTAAACCTGAAAAATATTACTATCATTGAGAAAACTACTACAATAGACTTGTCCCCAAACATACATGGAATATTTATCCCATTTATGTTTGGGGAATCGCTTCAAAACAAGTACCATAAAACACAAGACGCATTTAATTCGCTAAACGATCTGGTTGACCCAACGAGAGTAAATATTGTAATTTCTCACTTACATGAAGTGCATGCAGGATTTGGGTCTGAAGCCCGTATGATCTCAAATCTTGTGAGCAGTGTGAATATTACTAAAACAGCAAGTAATTTGTATTATGTCTTTGGACATGTACATACACCCCAACAATATAAAGTTGGCGAATCATGTGTCTATTACCCAGGCGCATTGATAAACATGACCTCTGATGATTGTGAGATACCAAAGTATGTATTACTCTGTGATGAACGCACATTAGAATTTTCTTATGTTCCATTAACAAAAATAAGAAAGTTTAAACTTATCAAAGCCAAAACAATTGACGATGCCGTAACTGCAATTAGACAAACACGGTATCCTACGGGAACTGTCGTGTTTATTGCCGTAGAATCGAATGTATTAGGATCCACCAACGAAGTATTGTCTGAACTACAACGAAAGCGATATCGATTCGGTAAAATAATATGTGGAGCATCAAAAGATGCGCATAAACCAATTACCGATAACTTTTTGCCGGATCAGCAGAGTCGTAGTTTAGATGATATTTTACAAGATTATCTAAATGGGGTATCAGAGAAATTACCTAAAAACTGGAAGACAAACGTGTTACCGCGTTGTAAGAAATATTTAGAAATGAGTACGATGAATTAGGAGAATATGAACTATGCATCTTATTAAATTCGAATTATGCGGGTTTGGCTCGTATAGAGACTATTCCTATGTTGACTTCCCGTTAGGTGTAATTTCGATTCACGGGGTCGTAGCAAATCGGAGTATGTCCAGTAATGGTGCAGGTAAAAGCACGTTGGTGATGGCAATCCTATTTGCACTCTACGGTGAAGGAAAATTCGACACACTCGAGGATATTTGGAATACATCATTAGAAAAAAATAAGCATGTATATGTAAAGCTAACCTTTTCGATTGCTAATGACATTTATATCGTAGAGCGTGGGAGAAATAAATCTGCATCCTATCTTGATGTTTATATCAATGATGTACGGGTGGGGTCATCAATAAAAGAAGCACAAGATATTTTAACAAAAAGTTTGGGCCTCGACCATAAGCTATTTACCTCATCCTTATTTGTACAACAAGGGGATGTGTTTGCGTTTATTAATTCAACACCTTCAGAACGCAGAGAATATTTAGATAAGATTTTAGGGTTAAACATTTGGCGTGATGCATATAAGTATGTAAGCGATGACAGAAAAAAGTTTAATGTTGAACATGAAATGGTGGTATCAAAGCTTGTTCAGCATACTACCACATTAGAGGCACTTACGAATGAAATTTCGCAACTAGAGAATTTAGTAGCCTCAAAAACAAGGATTGAGCAAGAATTACAAGCCATTGAACATCAATTAGAGGATCGTAATAAACTAGTTACGTTACAAAAGGAATTACAATCAATCACTAAAGAATTAGATACCCATAAGCAACTTGAATTACAAATTAAGACTACGCTTACCACATTGCAATCTCAAAAGGAACGCACACAAAAAGAATTATCCGAGATAGAATTAGTATATAGTCAATACAAACCTGATTTTAAATTCCAGTCTGAAATACTTATTGATGATTATGAAAAGACGATTGCCTCATCGCGCAGTGAACTAACGACTATAGAACAAAAATTGAATGATACCAATAAGAAAATATGGCAATTGCAAGAATCTATTAAATCATATGATGCAAATATTAAAGCAGGTATATGTAGCTACTGTAAACAGACTATTACGACAGACTATATTAATGAATTGCGTGCGAACTATGATGCAAAAAAGATTGAGCTTGCCAATGAAATTACATCACTAATGACTACAACAAAAACTTTAGAACTCAATCGAACTGAACAACAAAATCAATTACAAGAATACACACTAAAACTACAGAATACAAAAAGAGACTTAGAAAAATTCGTAGAGGTAGAGTCACGTTTTAAAACATTATCTACAAATGCAACCCAGGTATTAGCAGAGCTAACACAAAAGATTACCTATGAACAAAATCATTTGCACGAAATTACAGAAAAAATTGCACTACTTGAGAATCAGAAGACGGAACTGGAGAATCAATTACAGGTGTTACATACAGATAACTATGATATATCACAATTGACTACACAGAAAATACAATTACAAAATCAATTAAAGGATATTTTCGTTACCGAAGGTAGATTAAAATCTAAACGAGAAATATATACTACGCTCACCAACGAACTTGAAGAATTGAAAAATAAAAAAGAGCTATTAGCGGAGGAACTTTCTCTGTTAGAGATTGTAGAAAATGTGTATAAAGATATCCCAACATTTCTATTTCAAGAGTCAATTCGTCGTTTAGAATATTACACAAATGAGATATTGTATAATATTTTTCCTAATTTTAGTGTAAAAATATATGAAGACTTGGATAAAAAATCACGTAAAATCATGATTATATTTAATATCGATGGTAAAAGCCGAAAATTTAATATGTTAAGTGGTGGAGAGGCAACCATATGTGCATTAAGTCTTCGGCTTGGTCTCAGTCGCATTATTCAATACTCAAATCAAAGTCCTGTAAATATTATTGTTCTGGATGAAATCTTTGGTGCACTCGATCAAGAGAATCGAACTTTAGTGGTGGAATCAATATTATCGTTAGCCAATTATTTTTCTCAGATATTTGTGATTACACACACTGAAGAACAGTTCTTGTTTCCGAATAATATTATAGTCTCTAAAGATAATGATGGAATTAGTATGATATTACATGAAGGAGAAACCACCCATGTTAATTAAACCAATTGTTGATGAATTTATTGCCCACACTAATGTCACAAATGATAAGTATCTATCTGTTTTTGATTTACTGGTATATAAATTCTCAATGTTGGAGAAAACAAAATTTAGGAAACTTTCGTTTACATTCCTCTCATCAAATCAACAGACCGTATATGATTTTGAGGTTGTTAATAAAGTACCATTTTATGTTGTTGAGTTAATATTAAATATTTTTGATATGCGGTATTATATACTTCCTAATGACCTGGAAGTGCAATTTGAGATTGAGTGTGATAAGGTACTATATACAATTGTTGCACGAGGAAATCGGGTATCCATACCGGAAGATTTAAATTTTCTTGTAAAAGATCAACTCTATAAATTGTTATTTATACCGCTACGCATAAATGATATCTATTATGAGTATGACTTCTTCTTCAAACCGATGTTGTTATCGACCACTAATTCACAATATATTCATACCGCCATTTTAGAAGACTTTGAAACGTACCATGCCAATAACTTCGTAGAAAATCAAACTAGTTGTGCCTCATCAGACGAAGCAAAACTTGCTATTGAGACATTAAAAGCAAAGATTCAAGACATCTTGGCTAGATTAGAAACGCTTACTGCTGAACGTGACAAACTACTTTCAGATGAAGCAAAACTACGTACATATTTACATTCAAAAGACGCCCTTGATAATGAACAGAAGGTATTAGAAGGGCAAATTGAATCTCTCAAAGAGAGCAAAATGCAAATCTCGGAAAAGGTAGAAAAAGCTAAGGCATTACTTAATAAGGTTGATTTAGAACTCTTATCAGCTGTCGAGGCACAAAATACAACCTATGCTGAATTTTTACGAGAAAAGAAAGTAATTATACAAGGTGAATATGAATCCTTTTATAACGCCTATATGGATATTTGTAAATTATTGGACGATGCGCTGTTCAAATATAAACAGTTAAAGGACGAATTTATCCAATTAGGAAATTATTCGTTTGATGATTTAACCGTAATAAATACTAAGATTAAGAATATTGATAAGGAATATGATGTATTATATAGCGCACTGGTATCCTTTGAAGTGCAACTAAAAGATTATCAAAGCCAAGCAACGAGGTTAGAGCTTACAAAAACCTCTGCTGAGAAGGTAGTTGAAGCTCCGAATCTCAAAAAAGCCTCTACTATGTATTTTGAAACTGGTGGGCATGAGAAACATAATATATTTGTCTACAATTATTTAAAATATTATTATGCCTACCATGTGACCAACCTCGCTCAAACTGAATTAAAAGAACTACTACCCAATTATGATGACACTATATTATTAAGTATTGCATCACGGGTATTTTTTCTTAGAAAATTCGGGCTGGTATTGCCATATCTCCTGTCACCATATCCCTTCATGGATCGTAATTTACAGAAAGTTATAACATTAGAACAAGACTAATTTGTGGAGGGGATTATGTCTATTTTTGGGTTGTGGCGGAGATTTACGTCAAAGCATACAGTAGCCACTTTCTTAGCGTCTAAGAAGAAGATTGTAGACTTAAGATACGCAATTGAAAATCAAAAACAGCAATTAGCTGATGCAGAATATAAGCTATTGGTAGAGAACAAGGATGATATATTTTTGTCACTAAGTGATTTTTTAGAGATTATGAAAGAGCCTAATATTTCAATTCAAACTGTATTATTAAAGTGTAAGCATCGGGCAGAAATTAGTGAAAGCGTAAAATATTTTGATGTAGATGTCTATACTGATTCGTCTCATATTATTATTTGTCTGGATAAAGAGAATTGTGACCACCATCGAAATGAAATTTCGAATCCGTTAAAGTTAGTTACCTTGAAATAAATTTACCTTATTGGAGTAGTCGTCGTGTCTGAAATTACATCTATATCATCTCCAAACGAACTATTTGGGCGGTATATTAAACGCAGTAGAATCTGTCCGATTTGTACTAGTTCTAACCACATGGAAATAAATCTCCTTCGTGCAAGAGATAAGGTATCCTTACAAGAGATTAGTACACAAACACAGTTTACAATTGATACATTGGAGAAGCATTTTAAGAATCATTGGTTAATTGCGCCAAAAGAGAAAAAGATTCTTGATCTGATGGAGAATTCAAGCGAAGAAGCTAATCTACTAGTAGAACGTATTATGGAAGGTGATGCTGACATCTTTTCAGGATCACAAGCCGTATTAGAATCCAAAATCCAAAGATTGCACCCTATTCAGCAACGCTTAAAAGTCTTATCTGATAAATTGGAATGTGATGCATTAGATGATACTGAAAAGCAAGAATATATATTATTACATCGTTTAGCAAACGATATCGAGAATTCAATTACAAAGATCCAACAAATTATTCATGAACAGTTATTCCCGGTCAAGCGGGAAGAATTATCTCGGGCAATTTTGAACTATAAGCTATCAGTGCTACAAAAACTAATCGATCAAATTATATTAGTCTTTCTTGAATTCGAAAGTAAACCGGAGTATAAAGCGTTGATTGCGGACTTGAGATTAGAACTTGCACAACGAATTAATGCAATTGAAGAAAACATTCTACGATCTGGCACATTATTAACTTTATCAAGTAATTCACCTGTTGATTCATCTGACACAAGTAACCCATCACCTGAATCTACAGTAGAATAAAATATCATGGAGGAGTTATGAAGGAGTCTATTATTCATTTTCTTCGTCAGCGTTATTTTCTCTCACACGAAGGTTCATGGGATGATATTGCTCGTCGAATGTGTGAAGTATATCCTGATATGCTCCCGCATATTCAAGCGATGGAATATCTTCCTTCATCTCCCACACTTATGAACTTTAATACGAAGGGTGAAAAGATTGGTACTTTATCTTCTTGTTTCACTATGGATATACAGGATAGTATTGAAGGTATCTTTGATGCAATCAAAGAATGCGCAATCGTCACCAAAAATGGTGGCGGTGTAGGATATAATGTCTCCGCATTACGTGGGAGTAGTGAGTTGGTGAGTGGGATTAATAGGCCATCATCCGGACCACTACCATTTATTGGGGTTATCAATAGTACGCTCGATAGTATTATGCAAGGTGGGGTACGTCGTGGTGCTGGGATGGCTATGTTAGATATTGACCACCCAGATATTTTATCTTTTGTGACTGCTAAGTTGGATACGTCGTTGTACACACGATTAAATTTTTCTGTGCGTGTGTCTGATAAATTCTATCAGCAATTAGAAACTAATCCAGATGAACCATGGATAGTAAAAAATCGAGTTGATGGTCATGAATTCGCATTAAAAGATACTGATGGAAATGTGGTCTCTGCTAGAAGATTGTGGGATACTATTATTGAATGTGCGTGGAAATCGGGCGAACCTGGTATTTTTAATTGTGATATTGCGACACGACAGTGCCCAGTTGTACACTTGGGCACAAACGTGTTAAGCAACCCCTGTTCAGAGTTTGTGAGTGTTCCGTACCTGTCATGTAATTTAGGATCTATTAATGTCTCAAAATTTGTGCATGGGAAGAGATTTAATTGGGATGGATTCGAAGCGCTAATCACAAAGTCGGTAAGGTATATTGATACCTTAATTGATCTAAATCATTATCCATTAGATCGCATACGCCAATTAACATTGCAAGCACGTCCTATTGGGCTTGGATGTATGGGAGTTGCGCATGCATTATATAAAAAAGAAATCCCATATAATTCTGAACGTGGTTATAAATTCGCGGACGAATTGATTAAGTATTTAACGTTGCGTTCTATTCAAGAATCGGTCGAATTAGCAAAAGAAAAAGGTGCATGTGAAGCATTTGATTACGATATTTACATGAATGCCTTTATTCGATTTTTTGAGCATGATGGAGAAGTACGAAACATCAGCATAGGAAAATTACAGAAAGATATCAAGCGTTATGGTGTGCGAAACGTCGTTACCACATCAATTGCTCCGACTGGTTCAATTTCCTTCATTGCGGATTGTTCCTCTGGGATTGAACCAGTATTTGCACTGACATATGAACGAAAAATTGAAGTAGGCAACAAAGAGTATGAATCTGTATATATCACAGACCCAGTTTTTGAAGAATATTTAGATTCCAATTATGATGAGACGAAAAAGACACACATTCTAAAGCATATTGTGGAACATAATGGTAGTTGTCAGACTTGTGAGTTAATACCGGAAAATATGCGTCATGTATTTGTCGTGGCAGGTGATATTCATCCATTAGAACATTTAGAATTTCTGGAACGTGTATCTCGTAATTGTAGCACATCTGTATCAAAAACTATTAATTTACCATATACATCTACGCGAGAGGATGTGAGTGGTGTCTATATCAATGCTCATAAAAAGGGAATTATTGGAGTTACAGTGTATAGAGATGGATCTCGTGAGGGTGTGCTACTTCACAAGGGATCTGACCGACCATCAAAATTAGTATTTCACCATGCCCCCAAAAGACCGCAGGTGTTAGATTGTGATGTACATCGTATTACGTCGAAAGGGGAAAAGTGGATTGCATTTGTCGGTTTGATTCCAGTTGATGGAAATGATTCATTAAAGTCACCTTTTGAAATTTTCTGCGGTAAGATTGAGGATGTTAATTTACCAAAGAATATTATTACGGGCAAACTTATAAAAGTTACGTCTGGGCACTATTCTTTTGAATATGATGGGGAAGTCTTAATTGGTAATATTCTCAAGACATTTAATAATGAAGACCATGATGATTTTGCTCGCATGGTATCATTATCACTTAGAAGTGGGGTTATGATTGCACATCTGTGCGATACATTAAGAAAATCTAAAGGTGGATTGGATAAGTTTAGTAAAGTATTGGCTCGTGTGTTAAAGGTATATATTCCTGATGGTGAATTGGCATCAGGTAAGTGTGAAATATGTGGGAGTAAATTAGTATATAGAAATGGGTGTATTGAATGTAGCAACCCACTTTGTGGGAATACGCGATGTGGTTAAAGGAGCGCTCTATGAAAATTTTAGATTTGTCGTCATTAAAACCTAAGAGATTTGTTATCATTGGTGAGGCATATGGACAATACCAATCAGTAATAAATCTATTGTTTCAGCAAATGGTTAATTTTGAGGATATTGTTATCTTTACTGGGAATATTGTACATGAAAATCATCAGCAGTCGATTGATTTGATGAATTTAATAAAAGATACGACCAACATTTATAGTGTTTTTGGTCAAAATGAGTTTACCTTATGTACGCAATTTAAGGAGCGTGGTGGGGACTTTTTACCGCTCTGGTTTAGATTAACCCAAAAAGTGCCGATGTATATAGAATTTCTTCTCTCCTTACCACATATGATTAAAATTAATGATAATCTATATGTCGTCAATTGCGGTCTTGAGCCATATAAGCCTATAGCCCAACAAGACCCAGATGTGACATATACTATTGGTGAATATGATCCTAATAGCAAATTCTATAAATTTGATAATCCTGAAAAAAAATCATGGTATGACTTCAAATTTGAGAGTGGTAACATGATTATTTTTAGTGGGACGCGAACTTCTGCAGTAGAAGTTCCTGCAGGTATTTCATTGTATAGGAGTATCGACGAACCAATTAAATGTGCTATTATCAATGTAGAGCACAATATTATAAATTACACGTTTGGAGTGTAGGAGAAGTATATGCGGAATTTTTTAGATAGTTTTAACCATGCACCAGAATTACTACGATTATTATCCAAGAATGCCTCAGTAGATGCAATTGATGATTGGATGAAAAAACGTGGATATCGCTATTCCAATAGTGCGATTAAAGAAACATTTCGGATGGCAAATCGTGAAGATTTAATCCCAGAATTCATCCAAGAAGAGGATGTGCAAATTGGAGATTATGTGAAATCAAAATATTCTTCGCGGATTGGGAAAGTTATTGGAATGCATCATGTTGGTGACATCTTAGAAGTTAAATGGGAAACTGGTGGACGACAACTTATCCCTCGTGAAAGTGTGTATAAGCTGTTACATAAAGATGTCTCCGAAAACTACGAGAAATCAGATTTTGCAAAAATACGCCAGAAATTAGATTTGTATAAGGACATGCGTGATAAATAATAATGACCCAAATTTTAAATAAATTTGAAGAATTAGCTGAGTCGTTAAAATATATGATCGATCATGTAGATGACCATTCAGTTAAGGACGCATTACGGGCTGTATTAGACCATTGCACTCAAATTCATGGATTATTATTGGAAAAAGATGTCGAAGTATCTAATTTGCGTGGCACAGTAGATAACTTAGTACATACCCGTAATGTGTTAATTCAGGATCTAACTGATATTGAAATGGAATTTGATGAGTGACTTAGGTACATTCTATTTATTTATCAATGACTTATTGGGGAAATATTTACCAAGCAATATACCAATAGATTTTACGATATTCACCTATTCAAATAATGGTGAAGAATGTTTTTTAGTGTTAGTAGATACTAACTACTGTCATGACTATAAGGGAGTATTCTTATCGGATTACTATAAAAAGTCTCCTATATCAGTATATTTTTATTAATACGATTAGATAAGGAATGTACGATGTATAAGATTGGATCAATATTGGATTACCAACAGAAATCTTTGGATCGATTCATTTGGAACAATGAAACAAAAAAGCTGCGTCCAGCGGTAAAATCATTTATTATTACCTCTGTGATTGGATTTTTTGAAGAATTAGAAATTGCCGAATATGAATTATTTGTCAAAGATGTATTAATTGGTTCCTCTCTTGCCACCTATTTCTATACGAATACCACCGATTTAGATATCAAAATAATTATAGATATTGACCTACTGAAAAAATACAATCCTATGTATCAAAAGATGTCAGAAGATGACATTTTAGACGAACTCGTCACTAAAGGGCGTGAAAGTTTTTGGCTCACGCAATTAGTACCAAACTCTCAACATGCGCTTGATGCCTATTTTTATTCATTAGATGAAGTAGCAAATCTCAACTTACTTAAATACGATGCGTTGTATAGTATTTATTTTGACAAGTGGTTAAAACCACCACAGAAATTACCTAACAATATCTCATCACAAGATATTTTAGACTATGCTAAAGCTAAAGCTGAGCGATTTATACAGAACGTCGTTCAAGATATTGAAAAGACAAAACGTGATAGTATCGATTTTACCTTGTTGTATGATTATGTAAAATCATTACCTAAAGAAGAAGCACAACAGTTGTATGCTGACGTTGCGAAATCATTACAAGAAGTAAATGAAGATATTGCTAAACTATCCGATACCAAAGAATTCATCAAAAATAATCGGTGGAAATCTTTTGATAAAAAGGAATTGCGTGATGATTTCGAGAAAATATTAAAATCGTTTAACTATGCTGATGATAATCTCATTTTTAAACTCATGCAACGCTATGGATACATGAAAATATTATCTATGTTTAGTGATTTAATTGAAGATGATGGTTATGTATCTCCATCCGAGGTGGAAGATGTCACTACACAATTCCTCCACTAATGCCACAGATAAAACAGCTGGGTGGTTTGATGATATTTTTAAAGATGTAATTCATATTACACCTGGCGAGCTCATGCACGAGGAGCCTACAGAACCACCGTCCCCACCTGAACCAGTAATACTCCAAACACCCCCGGATGAATCAACGTATATTGACCAACAAATACAAGATGCTACGACGCTTCCTAAAAAACAAGTCCGTAAAACACAACCTTCCACACAAGAGACAAAGCCGGTTTCTCCAGAGGAACCACAACAACTATCGCCAGAAATGTTGGTCTATAATGAATATTTTCCTGAAATAACGGATTCATCATTTTTTGCTGAGTCAGATCCAAAACACATTGATTATAGTATGAATACGATCGACTATTTACATGCGTTAGGCTATAATCAATTCCGATGGATTCTTGGTGGCGAATATCGTGATGAAAATTGTGATAAAGTGGAAGGCGGTGTTGTTGGTGTGTGTTACATGTTAAATAACAGAATATTTACCTTTGATGAATTACGGGATCAAGCATATACCAATTCAATGCAAGAAGCATATTATCCACCTAAAATTATTATAGGATTAGCACACCCTGGATGTAGATGCTCAATTGAATGCTATCCCCCTAATACGCCCGAGGAAATCCCAGATACTGCCCCATTTTTACCGTCAAATCTGTATGATGTAGATTTATTGGCATATAAAAGAGAATTACACAAACATTTAGAAGTATTACGTATTGATAGATATACGGTGTTATCCCCTGAAATTCATAAGTTTGCGGTATTTGTGAATTCCAGAATAAAGACGGCACAAGAGGACTCAATCGCGGATGAAATAATTAGACCAATTACAGTAGTTGATAATTGCATCAGTACAATAGGTTTGGGGTTATTTCGCGCCATTCCTAAAGGCTACCATGGATTTTTGTTACGTACTCATGGTACAAATGCAACGGCATATTTAGTAGACATCAATGCAATCGTGACGATACCAGCAGATACGGTAAAAGAAATCGAATTAATTCCATCTTCACAAATGCAAGCTGATTTTAAAACATTTATTAAAACAAATATTGGATATGGAGTTGTTTTATATGTATTAGATGATAACTCAGTAGTAGCATATTTTCCGAATATAAAAGATGATAAAATTATCTCAGATTATACCATTTTAGATATTAAAGAATAAAAAGGTCAATGATATAAACTTACATCTGTAAAATAATTTATTAATACAATTCTACACGAGAATGAAACAAGTTACTATTGAAGATCTAGTCAACGATTTTAAACAAATTATCGATCGGTATAAGAAAAATAATGGTGATGAGGCCAACATAAGATATTTATCACGAGATTACTATCGTCACTATTCTAAATATACAGATCGAGATTGGGCTCAATTCTTTCATTCCTTTAAAGAGTTTCGTGCCAAGATGTTGGAACTCTTAAATATTACGATATCAGAAATAGAAGGTATCACACGAGATAATATTTCTAGTGTATTAGATTTACGTGGGAAAGCGAGGAAACGTTATTTCGTTACCGCAGTTATTGCAGGTGCTACAGTTAATTTACCATTTTTGACCTCAATTCATACCTACTGCTCTACGTTTGGGGCTCAATTAATCATCTTACCGATGCGTGGTATTTATAAAAAAGATGAAATCTTTGATGAGGTGCTCAATGAATATCTGGAGAGCATGCATGTTAATGTGATTTTTAATAATCGTCTTCAGGCATTTGATTTTAGATTAAGCCCACGACAAATTAATCCATTGACCTCATTAGCTCGTTATGGAAAAAAATCTACATCGCTTATTATTGCGTCCCCAAAACAACAAATGTTAACCGTACCAACGTCTAATGTTGAAGTATCACATGTCTTATATTCTACAGGTGTATTAACATTACCAAATTATAAAGATACTCGAATTGATGTATTGGCACGTCAGGATCATGTCTGCGGTGGCTTGATTGTTGAAATTGAAAATGATACAGATTTTTATATTAGAACCGTTCGTTGTGACGCAAAAGGGGGATTTTATGATTTAGATACTTATTATTGTGGGAATAAGACATATACGAAACCTATTTCAGCGTTTATTATGGGAGATTTACATTGTGGGTTTGAGGATTTACAGGCAATTAAAGCGTGGAAAGATTGTATTAGAGCATTAAAACCAAAATATGTAGTACTACATGATATAATTGATTGTGCAAGTATCAACCATCATGAAGAGGGGAATTTATATTATAACTTACAATTGCCCCCTAATTTGAAAACCCTACGTGGTGAATTGAATACTGTGGGGAAATTCTTACAAAATTTATGTACTGAGTTCTCGGATATTCAATTTATTATTACGAAGGGTAATCATGATATGTGGTTGGATGATTTTTTAGCCTATGGTAAATATGCCCATATAGAACATAAAGAAAATCATCTCTTATCTCTTAATTTAGCTAAAGTATTATTACTTGGTAAAAATCCATTGAAAGAGTACTTAACTACTAATTTTGATCTAAAAAATACGATTTGGTTAGAATGTGACGAATCTTTTAAGCTTCATAATATACAATTAGGTGTGCATGGCTCTCATGGGAATAATGGTGGTCGTGCATCATTAATCGCATTGGAAACCTCGTATGGGCCAGGGATTTATGGGCACACACATTCCCCCGGTATGTTGCGCGATATTATGACAGTAGGCACATCTACCAAATTGCGTTTGTTCTATAATAGAAAAGGTGGTAGTTCATGGTTGCACGCATCTGCAATTTTGTATAGTAATGGCGCACGTACTCTGATTATCCCAAATAACGGGCGTTGGAAGTTAACAACGAAAAAAATTAATAAAAAATTAATAAAATAGCTTGACAACGTACACTGTTTATCTATTGTGTTCGTAGGTCATGCGATTGAGGTATTCCTATGGGTAGATATAAGAAATCCCAAGATGCGAAAGCTATTCCGTTTAGTATTTCGCTTAAACGGACACATCTAGATAAATTGGAGGAATTAGAAAAAATATTTGACAAGAATCGTTCGCAGTTATTTCAAGAATGGATTGAAGAGAAATATAATATGTATGGTATAAAAAATAATAATCTAAGGTAAGAGTATGAAAAGTAAATTTAAAGTATTTCAAGAAGGTATATCGTATTTTGAATTAGAAGAACAAGATATTGAATTTGATGAGAATAGTATTATTATTACTGATACTCTTGATTTACATAAAATTATGGATGAGTTAAATAAAGTATCGCATAATATTTTTGTCTATGGCTCTTTATATGATACACAAAAAAGATTGTTGCAAAAGGTTGAAGATGAATTTGAATTATGGAAAGCGTTAAAATTAAAGGAAAATAATATTACAGATAAGGAATATAAATCTGAAAAATCAAAAGAAAGATTTTTGTTGACAAATTATCAAGAAGAATATATGAGGTTTAAGAACACGATTGCGGATGAGAATTATAAATTGGATTTATTAAAACGTGTTGTTCAAGGATTAGAAAATTATAGTTATAAATTGCATGCTATGAAGGATATTAATTTGTATTTACCACAGAGCTCATAATTAATAATGAGAATATAATTTTTAATTTAGGAGAGTTAAGATGAACAATGAATCAAACAAACTAGCTAAATTTGTACAAGAATTCACGTACGAAGAATCCGCTAAAGAGAAAGAGTACGCAAAAGAAGTTAAAATTAAATCTGGAGAATCTGCAGTTCTAAGATTTTTGGATGGGTCAGATAATTTTAAATCGTATCAAATATCATGGATTATGTGTGATGATGATATGATTCGTCCATTTATTGTGAAGAATGAAAGTGAAGGATCAAGTATATTAGGTCGAATGTTAGGAGATCCCACAAACTTCTGTCGTGGCGGTTTTTTAGAATCTAAACGTGGTGCCTATGGTCAAGTTTTTACCTATAAAGCAAAAGATCCTGAATTGTTTAATATTATGACAAATTACTTTAATCCAGCGTTTAATGGTACAGGTACTAGTAGACCAAGTATTGAAGCAATTTACAATGTAATACATCGCAATCCAGAATATATTGATACCCTCCAAAAAGAGGATGTGTGGTGTAAGGTCTTTAAGAAAACTAAGGTTGTACGATTTAAAGTATCTTCCATGACTGCATTAAATAATGTGGAAAGTAATAACGGATCGTTGGTAGATTATGATATCATATATGAAAAGATTAATAGTGGTGGTAAGGTTGTCACTCAAATCATGAAAGTTGGTATTAAGACCCCATATGCGGTTACTGGACCAGTTACTGAAGAGGAACAAGCGTATGAACGTTGGGATCTGAATACTTTAATTCGGTTATCTTCAGCACATTATATTTTGACGCACCTGCGTAGTAAAGTGGAACGTATCAGTTCCGCAATGAATATTGATTTCTATGGGGAGCTTGTTTCGCAAGAAAAACTTGAATTTGATGAATACCAGAAAATAAAAGCGCAGCAAAAGACTGAATCAACTAATCCTATAATTATTAATAGTCCTACTGTTGGTGCTAAGTCTGCTGCTACACCTGCTATCGAGACCCCAAGAACGCAAGAAGTTACGCCTAAAGTAATCACACGAAATCCTATTCATCGGAGTGCGGTTAAGACAGAAGCAATGACAGTCTGTGGGCATTGTCATAAAGAGGTTCCTGAATCTGCTGAGACCTGTCCTCATTGTCAACAGATCTTAAAGATTGAGTGTGATAATTGTGGAGCGATGATGGGGTATTTTGAAGAAGTATGCCCAAGTTGTGGTGCTAAATATTCATTAACCTAAAATATATGTTATATCTTGGGGTAGACCCAAGCCTTTCACATACAGGCTTGGCGCTTATTGATGAAAAACTAGCATTAGTGGATACATGTGCTCTTTCTACTCCCACATCGGGAGTAGAAAGGCTGTATCATCTTGAGAATTTATTTGGTGTATTTGTCACGAAATATGCCCCAAATATTCGTTACTGTGCCATTGAATCTGGTGCATACCGAGAAACGGGAAGACTATATGATTTAGGGGAATGGGCAGGTGTATTAAAATTATATCTATTTAAATTGGGGATTAGTTTTATTCCTGTAGCACCCTTGCAATTGAAGAAATATATTAGTGGTGTTGGTAAAAACAAAGGTAAAGATATTGTTATTTTAGATATTTACAAAAACTATAATCTCGAAATTCGTGATTCTGATATTGCTGATGCATTTGTCTTATCTGTAATTGCGCGGGATTTTTATTTGAAGTTGCATAGCAAAAAGAAATTAGCATTACCAAAATATCAAGAAGAAGTCTTAAAAGCAATTAATAAGAATTATCAAGTTAAGAGTATGATATAATGTATACACGTGAAGAATTAATAAAACGATTAAATAATAGCTTTTGCAATAAGTGTGGATTATATACACAGGTTACTACTCCATTAATCTACGGTAGTGGAGATATTCATTCAAATATTTTAATTATTGGAGAAGCCCCCGGATTCGAAGAAGATCGTCAAGGTATTCCATTTATCGGGCGTTCCGGTGCACTACTGCGTAATGTACTAAATGCCATTGGTGTTAGTGTATATATTAGTAATGCGGTTAAGTGCAGACCAATTGGTGCTGATAATAAAAATCGAGAACCCTCACCAAAAGAATTGGACTGTTGTTCCGTTTTTACGCATGAATTGATTCTAAAATTAAAACCAAAAGTTATATTATTATTAGGAAGTCGTGCGGTTCATCAGATATTACAAATAACAACTCCAATGACCGCATTGCGAGCGTATACATTTTATCATAATCTATATAATGCTTACATTGTGGCAACATACCACCCATCGTTTTTATTACGCAATGAGGATAAAATGTATCAACAAGATTTTGTTGATGATGTTCAACGGGCGGCATCTCTTGTTTTCAAGACAAGACCTAGAAAAATACAATTAAACTTAAAAACACTAGATGACCCATTTGAGATTAAAGAGTATCTAAATGAGGTATTAAAAAGTCCGGAAGTTGCTATTGATATTGAAACATTAGGTACAGATGCACATAACTCACCAATAACAGATATCTCATTTTGTATTCAGAGTGGTTCTGGTGTGCATATTAAATGGCAGAATGTGATACCTTATTTTAATTTATTAAAAGATATTTTGGAATCAAAAAATATTATTAAGATTTTTCATAATAGTCAATTTGAGTTATCATTTTTCAAAAATCTTGGTATTGATGTACAATTACCAATTTTTGATACCATGCTGGCTTTTCATTGTATTTCTTCGAGTTTTGAGGGGAAAAGTAATGCTGCTCTATATGGGCTAAAAACATTAGCATGGATATATACTACTGAAGGAGGATATCAGCATGTATTAGATGATACAGGTGGTATTGTCAAGACCCAGAAAATGTTATACGAGAAAAAGAAAGAACAGATTCATCAACAGGGGGTGTTATTTGATACAGTTGAAATTGCACAGAGCACAAATAGTATTGAATTAGAACAATTCAATGCGCCGCATAAGAAATATGTATTGGAGTCATGTAAACAATTAGGGCTAACGCCACTTCAATATTATTCTGCGATGGATGCCGACGTAACATTTCGGATTTATAAAAAATTAAAACCGACCATTGATCAATTATATAGTTTTACATTTTATGATATTAGTATGCCATTATCACTTGTCTTGGCAGATATCCATTTAACAGGAATTAGTATTGATTTAGACTATATAAACCAGTTAATGAATGAAAATCGTCAGCGCATGAAACAAATTGAAAGCATATTTTATAAAAAAGTGAAACGTGAACTGAATTTAAATTCTCCAGATCATCTACGCAAGCTATTATTTGAGGACTTAAAATTAACACCAAACTCTCAATTTGTCACACAAAAAAAGAATGTACCATCAACTGATGAAGAAGCACTTAATTATTATGCTAAAAAGAAAGCTATTCTCAAATATTTACTAGAATATCGTAGTTTGCAAAAGATGACTTCCACCTTTTTAAAGGGCTATCAAGATGCAATCAATAAGCAGACAGGGCGAGTTCACCCTCGATACGAACAACTCGCAGCTACATTTCGTCTTACGTGCACATCACCAAACTTACAACAGATACCACAAGATAATAAAATTCGTAATATGATTATACCAAAAAAGGGAGCAAAATTAATTGTCTGTGACTTATCACAAATAGAATTACGAATTCTTGCAATGATGTCCCATGATGTCTCCATGATAAATGCATTTAAATCTGGAGTAGATTTACATACATATACTGCATGTATTATGTTTAATATTGCACTAGAGGAATTTGATAAGAAAAATCCAAAACATAGTGAATATCGATCCGCAGCAAAGAGTATCAATTTTGGTATTGTTTATCAAATGAGTGCAACTTCCTTAGCAAATCGATTGGATATTAAAATCGATAAAGCTGTAGAATTTATGGATAAGTTTTTTAAATCCTACCCCAATGTAAAAACATGGATTAATCAAACAAAACAATTTGCTATGACACATGGTTATGTGGAAAATTTATACAAACGGCGAAGATACTTGCCTGGGGTTAGAAGTACAATTGAAGCGGTTAGAGAAGCAGAATTGCGTAAGGCTGTTAATACACCGATACAGAGTTCTGCTGGAGATATATTTTTTATTGGGATGTTGCGTATTGCCCGATGGTTTCGTGAAACCAATAAAAAATCAAAGATTGTTGGGACAGTGCACGATAGCGTATTAATAGAATCACCTTATGAAGAAGTAGAGGAGGTCAGTGAAAATGTTATAAACTTCTTGACAAAGAATATTCCATCAGTAACGATTGATTTGGAAGCAGACTTAGATATATTAGATAAGTGGCAAAAATAATATTAAAGGGGTATGACATGAAAAAACTCACACTACAACTCGAAAGTTTTAAGAAAGCACTCAACACAGTCGCACCGTTAGCAATTGATTCTAAATCCGCTGAAATGAATGTGTATGATCAAGTTCAAATTATTGGTAAAGGGCATGATTTAGAATTTTATACATTTGATGGGCAACATGTATGCTTTTATAAAATTATGGATCCGGAGTCAAATTTTGCCGCGATTGATATTCGCTTAGATGCAAAAACACTCCAGAACATTGCGAACTTCGCAACTTCAGATACTATTGAAATTACTGTTTTAGATAAAGTGGTGAAGATACAGGAAGGTTTAAATACGTATGATTTAGCTCACGGTCCTGAATCTGACTTCTCATTCATGCTTCAAAATTTAGCAAAATCTCGAAAAGTATTGTTTTCGTTAAAATTTGGCGATCTTAAAAAATATTTTTCGATACTAAAAATATGTGGTGGAAAAACAGCGAAAGAGCAATCAAGTATTAGTTCGACAGTGTTTTACGATGGTAATTTCTTTGTAACTAATTTAAAAACATGTGTTATTATTAACCACCAACAAAAAGTAAAGGATTTCTTACCAATAGCATTTTATTCTTTGGATTTATTGATTTCCTTGGATTTAGATTATGATACCGAATTAAATATCTATGACCAAGATAATATTGTGATTGTAAGTAATGACTATTTTGCATTCACACTACGAAAAACTGATATTAATATTGTGAACTATTCGAGTGCCTTACCCGAATTGAAAGATATGACTCATATATGTTCTGTAGATAATAAAGAATTAAGACAAGCATGTAATAAGATTGTAACATTTACAAACCCACTTAATTTTAATTCGTGTCATATTACATTTGAAGATGATTTTATATGTTTTAATAGTGGGTATGATAACAAAGTTGGAAATGTTCGGATTAGTTATATAGAAAATCTATATAAAAAGAATTACGAAATAACTACGAATATTAAGAGTTTCATGCGAAATATAAATTGTATTAATGCTCCGAATATTGATTTACATGTTTCTACTGATAAAAGATTATATTGTTTAACTGATGATATCAATGGAAATAAAGTTTATATTTATGAATCGCTAATTGTACCAAATAAGAATGAAGGAGAATAATCATGAGAAAAAGAGTAAACGAAAACGAAACTGCTAAAGCTGAGAGCGAAACCAAAACAGTAGTTAATAATGTAATCACGGAGATTAATAAGCAATATAACACAATTAAAATTACAACATTAGATCGTGCACATTCATGTATCTTACAACGATTCTTTTCAGGTTCATTTTGCGTGGACCATATTGTTGGTGGTGGGTTTGCCTATAGACGAATGCAGTTACTATTTGGGGGTCGTAGCTCTGGTAAAAATGCCTTATTGTATCAAACTATTGCATATAATCAAAGACTATGTAAAAATTGTGGTGGTGTATTACCAGAGTTCGGAGAAATGGAAGTTAAGGATCGGTGGACTGATGTATTAATGAATATTTGTGCAATCCCCCTTTGTAATTGTGGAAATTCTGAAGGTCGTATTGCATGTTTCTTTGATTATGAACGTAGTCTATCGACAGAGGCACAAACTACTCGTAACATCCATACGTATATTGATAAAGCGACGGGCGAGAAAATTGATGAACTTGATTATAATGATAAATGTGTGGAGTATGAAACACTTACCAGTTCAAATGATTATGAAATTTCTGGTGATACAGATTTAATTGATGCGAAAGCGAAAAAAGCCCGAATAAAAGAATTAGAAAAGTATTTCGAAGGAATTGAAGTTTCTTCTGTTGTGGTTCCTTCCTTACCTACGAAGGATTATGTGAAAGAATGTGGAGTACTTATTGACCGATTGTTGGTAGCGGACCCTGAGTTTACTGAAGAAGGAATTGATATGGTAATCCCAATCATTAAGTCGCGTGGGGCGGATATTATTGTATGGGATTCTCTACAAGCTGCCATTCCCCTTCGTGTGTATGAAAAAGACGCAGATCAAGCTACTATGGGGATTGAAGCACGTCAAAACGGACTGCTTATGCGAAAAGTTTGTAGCGCTTTTGCCGCTGGTAATTTAGAGGATCCTAAAGAAGCCTTTAAGCCAGCATTTTTTATTATCTCCCAAGTACGCGCCAATTTAGGTATGTTCGTATCAGGCCCGGACACATTTTCTGGTGGGAAAGCTGTAGAGCATCACATTGCCCTTGCGTTAGAGTTAAAACGCGAGCATTTTTTGAAAGCAAGTGGGGAACGTGCTGAATTTAAAGATACGGCATTTGGACAAAAAGTACGTTTACGAGCAGAAAAAAATAAATTAAATAATCCAAGTTCGATGTATGAATTTGATTATTATTTTTGTCCGAATGAGTTCAGACCAATAGGAATTGATCATAGATCTGAATTAGTGTATTTAGCGATCAGAGAAAATATTATTGAACGTGTTGGGTCATATTATATTTATAATGACATGAAGTTTCATGGTATGAATAAAGTATTAGAATATATGAACGAAAATTATCCTAAATCATATGCAGATGTGTACAAGAAATTATTTCACAGGTGATTATTTATGTATTATAAACCTAAAAAGATAAAAGGGGTATCACGGAAACGGGAGAAGGAATTTGCTAATAAAATAAACGGAAAGAGACATACTTATTCTGGCGCATTATGGAATAAGAAAAATGATGTGTCAAATGATTATTTTTTATTTGAGGATAAGTTTACTACTCGGGATAAGTATGTCTTTAATAAATCGGTGTTTATTAAATTAGCTACGAATGCCAAAAATATTAACAAAATACCAGCATTGCGAATTGGGTTTAAATTAAACTATAATCAAGCTATTAATTTTATAGTTCTGAGAGAAAAGGATATACTTATTCGTAATGATAGCAATTTGCAGGTATTAACACATAATACTTCATCCATTACATTAGAATTGAATTTTTTGGAAGAAGTATATCGGAAGAATCAAAAGTCAATTCTATTTTCATTTATGTTAGATAAAGAGAGTTATGTTATCATGCTTGAAGATGAGTTTATTAGAATCTATGATAATATTATAGAAGGAAAAGAAATCAGTTAAGGATCGAATAATGAAATGTCCATATAACAAATGTAATGGTTCTGGATTCTTAATAAAAGAGAACTCTTTAGGGACATTAGAAGCAGTACCATGTGAATGTCGAAAAGAAAAGGACATGCAAGCAAAGATCGATGTCTTATTAACCTTTTCACGGATTCCCAAAAAATATTTGGATTGTACGTTTGAGTCATATCGAGAGAAGGCAAAAAGAGTTGGAGACCAGAATAAACAGCCTGTGGAGTGGCTAGAAGAAATGGCCGCCAATCCACACACGATGTTTGAGAAGTATCAAATCATTTGGATATATGGTACTGAAGCAAATGCAGGGCATACCACCTTTGCGGTATTATTAGGTCTTAGTCTGATTCGTACGGGAGTCAAGGTACGATTTATTACGATGCATAATTTATTAACAATTTTCACCGATTTTGAAAATAAATCAGATATCTTAGATGATTTAAATAGCGCTGAGGTATATATCTTAGATGATGCCTTCGATGTTACCCGAAGTTATGCCCATGGTGAATACACGAAAATAAATTTGTTTCATTGGTTGAACGCCTCGTTAAATGATGGAAAAAAGTTTATTTGTACATCTAATACGAAGATTCGAGAAATAAATTCTATATATGATCAATGTAGGGATCTAGTAGTTCGTGCGGCAATCGCTGTGAAGATACAAGGGAGCATAGTATAATGGCATTTAAATATACCATACGGTGTAGTGGGTATGACATTGATGTGTATGATACTAATAGAATATCCACTATACATGCAAGAAGTAAGTATTATCTAACCCCTAAAAAATTAGCAGAAGTGGAAGCATGGGGTATTAAACATGGCATCCATAAATTTACCACGCCCGAATTAGTACAACAACTTATCGATTTAAATCTTATCGGAAATTATGACAAACTATGATGTGCCAACACTTTTAGAGAATCTTGGAATCCACTATAAAAAAGCGGGACAGGAGAATGTGTGCATTAAATGCATTAATCCCGAACATGTGGAAACAAACCCATCCATGTATATTCATGTGAGAACGGGAGCGATCCATTGCTTTGGATGTGGATTTCATGGTAATATTTATACGTTATTAGATAGTGTGGGCATTCATGGTATTGAGGCATTTGTATTAGTTCATAAACATAAATATAATACGATTACTCCAGATTCAGAAGATATGGCTACTAAAATAGTACGTGCCCGTAAACGTACGTTAGTGGAGCCTACTATGACTTCTGATTTAGAATTACCACCTCATCGGTTGGCGCATAATAATTTATACTTACAACGTCGTGGGGTGACTTATGAGGATGTGAATCGTTGGCATATATCCGTAGTCACGCAAGGTAGATATACTAATTGGATTTTGATACCGATTTATCAAGATGGTATATTGCAAAATTATTTTATGCGGAGTGTATACGGTTCTAGTAAACGGTATGCTCCAGTCTCACGTAGTCATCTTTTAGCAGGACTTGATCTATATCCAGACATAGATAAAAAATTATATATTACTGAGGGTATCTTTGATGCAATTATCTTTTCTCATACAAAAAACCAATGTGTTGCATGTCTTTCTAATCGATTAATGCCAGAACAACTCAAAACTTTAAAAAGATATAAACATATCGTATTAGTTCCAGATAATGATACAGCTGGTTTAGAACTACTTAAAAGTGCATTACCATTATTACACACCTCACACGTATCGGTATGCTTTTTGCCGAAAACGCACAAGGATGCGGCCGAATGTTCTTTGGAAGAATTATTAGAATCAACGTATCATGAAAAACCACTATTGGAGAGTATAGTATAATGGCATATATGATGAATGTCCATACTTCACTAATCCAAGCAATTGGATATGATAAACCTACTCAAACACTTTTTATTATGTTTAGAAACGGTAAGTATTTTAGGTATTTTAATGTACCGGAGGATGTATATGAGCTTTTCGTAAACGCAAAGTCGATTGGGACATTTTTTCATAAAAAAATTAAAGGTTCTTATTTGTATGAAGAACTAAATGTAACAATCCAATAACATTTTCTTAAAAGATGCGCAAATTTTTGTTGACAAGTTTTAATCACATGAACTAATGGTATTTAAATAGAGCAATATATTGGGGAGGTCACGATGAATGTAAAGATAAATCTACAAGCGTTTGGGGATAGTATTGACCATCTTATCAGTAAAAAATTATCTGAATCTAATCTCCCAGAATGTTTAGGTAAACTTGGAATCCCTTTAGTTCGAGAAGTATCCACTTTTGATTCGGACGCTATTTTTAGGTTACGAGAAGAAGTAACGGAAGATGAAATAGCTGATATGGATATCACTAAGTATGTCCCATATGAAACCGAACGTATATTATTATCTGGGTGTGTGCTCACAAAGAAAGGTAAAAAGATTCTCGAGGATTACAAAAACGAAGTGAGTCAGATAGTAGCTGATCATCTTAAACGGTGCATTAATTGTACCTATATTGACATATGTGATAAAATTACTAAGAATTATTTAAAAACATTAGAATTACATTTAAAAAATTAGGAGAAAAATTATGATTAACGCATTCAAAATTATTGGTATTGGTCAATGTGGATGTCGAATCGCATCAGAATTTGATTCATTAGGATTTCAAACGTATTATATTAACTCAGATGTTGTTGATATGCGTGATATGAGAATTAAACCGCAGAATTGTTTACAATTAGAAACGACTGGTACTGGTGGGAGTCCGTTAGTAGGTAAACAAATCTTAGAAAAGAATTATAATAAATTTCAAGGATTTATAAATAGTATCATTGAAATGAATAAAATGCACATTATTATAGTTGGATTAGGTGGTGGAACTGGTGGTGGAATGGTAGTTCCGGTATCTGAATTCTTGATTGAGAATGGGTATAAATGTGGTGTTATTGCAACATTACCACCAAAGATGCTTGGAATGCTTACAGCAGATAATGCGATGCGTACTCTACGAGATTTACGTCACGTACCACTAAACATGTTAGTATTGGCAGATAATGAATATCTCATTAGTAAAATCGGGGTCAGTTCAAATTGGTGGAAGAAAATTAATTATTTTATTATGTCCAGATTCATGGGAGTTTTGGATATTCTCCGAGATAACAAGTTTAGCCATAGTGGTCTTGGTTCAATTGACCGCGCAGAAATTCTTCGTATTCTACAATATGGGAATGGTTTGTTAGATATTAAAGAGGTTAGTTTTTCTCCAGCAGATTTCAAACTTGAGGATGTCATGATAAAAGAACGTCTATTAGAACCATATCTGATTGAAGGGTATGATTATAAAGATACCTTGGCATACATTGTAAATGTGGATGTCCCGAATACTAATATTGAATATACAAATTTCTCCAAGCGTGTATTTGAAATATTAAAGACCAGTTTTGGTAGTGCTATATCACGCCTTGGGATGTTCATCGATCCAACGCTAGAAAAATCGATTCGTGTGACATTAGTAAATGCTGGGCTCAAACTTCCGCGTGTATTACAATCTCGGATTAATAACCTAAAAAGGGATGCAGATCGTCATCAACTCAAAAAACAAAAGGGAGATAAGACCCAATTCTTAGATGATAGTGTAATCATTATTGACGATCAGTTCACAATTATTTAACTATATGGTACATAGAATTAATTTATACGTCCGAGACCGGGAGAAGTTTCATAAGCTTAAAAGTGAAGTGCGTGCTCTCTGGTTTCACATGTTCCATGAAAGTCTAAGTACTAGTGCAACCGTTGAACGGTCACTAGTACTTACGCGGGATTATTTGCAAAAAAATATCGATGTGGTTCAGCAAACTAAACTAAACGAGTTTGGGAGAATCCATAAATGATTCTTCGAGATAAATTATATATTAATCCTAATGAGGTGTCACAACATATAACCCAAATTTGCAACTTATTCACCTATTCTAATCCTGAATATTATGCAAAGAAAAAGTTAAAGTTGTCTGTATATACTACACCTAGATATATTAAACATTATGATTTCTCTGGGAATAGGATTATTATACCACGTGGTGGGTTGCAGAAATTATGTAAGTTTCTGAAGGCTAATAATATTCGTTTACGTGTCGTAGATAACCGAGAATGCGGGTATCCCATTGATTGTTTTCTACGAGATACGACATTAGAAAAACAACAAACGGATATTATTGATATTTTAATCAAACATGAAGGTGGGTTAATTGAGGCACCTCCTGGTGCAGGGAAAACCATAGCCATGCTTGGATTGATTACGCAATTAAAAGTATCCACCTTAATTCTAATGCACGAGCATCGCTTACGAACACAATGGGAATCTGAAATTCAAAAGCGTGTAGGTGGGAATTATGTGCTTGGTCGATTAGATGGGGATAAAAAGGAAGATGGCGATATCGTTACGGCCATCATAAATAGTGCCTATACTAAGATGCAGGAGGATCCTTCATACTTTGACAAATTTGGGATGGTGATTGTAGATGAGGCTCATCATGTACCTGCTAATAGTTATTTAACAGTACTTAACCATCTACCTATGAAATATCGTGTTGGAGTTACTGGAACAGTAGAACGGAAAGACGAAAAACATTTTTTGTTATTTGATATATTTGGAGAAAAGTTAAAATCCATAAAACCGAGTTCAATCAAGAATCGTATCACGACATTTACTTTTGAAATTGTTAATACCAATATCCCGATGGAATTAGATATTACCCGTCGATGGACAGGTAAACAGCGTGAAGATGTATTAGATTATACGAAATTTTTAGGTAAATTGGTAGAACATCGAGAACGAAACTTACTAATTCTTAATAAAGCAAAAGAACTAATTGAATTAGGGTACGTTCCATTGATATTAAGTTCTCGGATTAAGCATCTAAAATATTTACATGAGTATCTCACCTCATTAGAATATAACTCCATATTACTTATTGGGGAAAATAGAAAAAAGGTCGATTGGGCCGAAATACAAAAAGATGATACAATTCAATGTATTTGTGCAAATGACAAAATTGCATCGGAAGGGTTAGATTATCCGAGATTATCCGCATTAATTTTGACGTGTCCGACCAGTAATATGCCGAAACTAATTCAAAAGATTGGAAGGATACGTAGGGTATCTGAAAATAAGAAGACGCCATTAGTAGTTGATATATGTGATAATTTAGCATATATTAATGCGAATGGTCAACGTAAATACTTATTAAGATATAGTACAAAAAAGCGGATTGAGCTTTACCAAAAACTAATTAATGAGTATTCAGAAAATATGTAAAACTATGTATAGTAGATATTTTGGAGGGTTATATGAACATCTATGCAACAGAGGAAATTGGATTTTGAGCGTGGTCTGCAAATTAGTAAACAGTTTCAAACCCGGTCTCCTGAAGACGAAGCTTATTTGTATGAATGTATTCGTTTAGCAATTGACATATGTCAGGATAGTAAGCATCCTTTACAAAAAGAAGCAATGGATTTTATTTCAACTATTTATTATCCATTAATTAAGAAAGTTGCGAATAAGACATTAAAATTGGTGCAAAAAACAGCATTAGGAGATATGACAACATTTTCGTATGAGGATATTTTGCAAGAAACCTATTTAATGTTTTTCTTATTGTTAAAACAGTATGATTCGACTATTGCTTCGTTTTCATATTATATCAATAAAACATTATTCAAACGTATGAAACATTGGATAACAAAGGAATTAAAACAGGTGACTCAAAGTGCTGTCGGCGAATACTTAAATGTAGTTGACCCACGGTTTTCGTCACGTGGAAATACGGAACATTATTTGCATGCGATGATTATTATAAATGATTATATTGAATTTATGTCTAAAAAAGCGGAACTAGCCTATCCGCATTCAACAGCAGCAATGGTATGTGCAGATTTCTTTTTAGGCTGTAAGACCTGTTCACAGATAGCAAAAGAACGTAATATTTCTTACCATGCAGTATATGATATGATTAATAAATATAAACGTCATATTATGACATTTTTTAATTCACATGCATTATTTGATAGTCTAATAACAAGCACTGGACTCATATGAAAATACATCAGATGACATTGTTCATACCAGGTCCATTATATTTTAGACTCAATAATAAATGTAAGTTTTACGATATTTCTATGCATACAGTAATTTTAGAATTGGTAGAACGGTTTGTAGCAGGCGAGTTTGACGACGATTTTGGGTTACCAAAAGATTAACAAAATCTTATTGACACGCATACGGTAATATTTAGTAGTGGTATGTGTGTCCGTAGTATGATTAGAAAGACATATTGGGGAGTCTATGACCACTACAGCACCAATTACTACACTTGTAGAATATCCGATAAACTATGAGAATGAAGCCCTCATACTCGCCAATGCGATTAAAGATGAAATAAATAGAGAAATCTTTGTTCGGAAAGTTCCCTATGATCGATTTTTAACGGAAAAATTTCGTGTCGTTGCGTGGGGCATCATCGAATCGATTAATTCGAATATGACGGTTAACATCGATTCAATCTTATTAAAATCAAAAACCTGCCCAATTAAACATGAACTTGATTTTGAATTTCTAAAAGATTTAATCGATAACTATGATATCGTCCCGGAAGAAAATTTCCATGAACATATTGCCCAACTACATACGGATGCCACAAAGGCTGCGGTTTTACACACTACAATTTCCTCTATCTATAAGACGTGCTTAAACCCCAAAAGTACGATTAGCGATATTGAAAAGCGGGTTAATCATTTACAAGAGATTGTCCGTGGGACCTATTCCAGTATTGAATCCCAATTCAAATCATTAGCAGAAGTTGGGGAGGAATATCGAGATTATCGATCTCGCCATCAAGATAAATATACATGTGGTTTTGAACAACTGGATCGATATCTGACGGAAGGGTTAGCTCCAGGCGCTATCACTACAATTGCTGCCTTATCATCAATGGGTAAAAGTAGTTTTCTTTTAAGTATTATGAAAAATCTATCTTATTTAAAAGTACCGACTGCGCAATTTGCACTGGAAATGAATAATATGTCATTGTTTATGAAGTTACTGTCCTTTAATACGCGATTATCGTTAAATAAAATTGCGCGCCATCCGGATACATTATCAGAAGAGGAACGGAAAATATATGAGTGGGAGTTTCAAAGATTACAGAATAATGAGTTCATGTATTTAAATGATAAGCCAAATCAAACAATTAAAAATATACGTGAACAAATTATGATTCTTCAAGATAAATTACAAACGGAATATATTGTTACCTCTATTGACTTATTTGGGAAAGTAAAAGATTTACGTCGGAGTGATAATTTTGCTAGAGATTATGAAAATATTCTTAACGATGTACAGATGATGGTTAGAGAATTAAAGGTACATATGATTTTAGTAGCACAGATTCGTCGCGATGTAGCACATCGAAAAGCAAAACGACCCACAATGGCAGATATTAAAAATTCAGGGGCATTCACGGAAATATCAGATTTAATTTTTGGTTTACATCGTCCCTTCTATGACCCAGACGTGGCGTTAAAATACAATGCGGAATATGGTATTACGCCAAATATGGATGATTATGAAGAAGACCCAGCAGAAAATTTAATACAAACCGACCCAAATCAAAATATTGCTGAAGTAATTCTTCTTAAACAACGTATGGGCCCCAATAATGTGATTGTTAATTTTATTTTTGATCCGGTTACAACATGTTTTATACCAGTCACGGATGAATATCAATTGGAATTAAACAAAATGAAATTTAATGATGATGAAGGAGAATAAAAACAATAGGGGGGTAGTTGCATGAAACCATTAGTACTATTGGTTGGTCCATCCGGATCTGGAAAGAATTATCTCTGTAAGACGTTGGGTTTACGCACATTACCGTCGTACACAACCCGCCCAATGCGTGTTGGCGAACAACAAAATGTCGAACATATTTTTGCGGATAAACCGACTTATTATATGCACAAGGTGAAACATCAAATTATTGCCGAAACCGAATATGATGACCATATGTATTGGGCTACATGGACACAGTTTGAAAACACAGAGTATGATGTATATATTGTAGACCCGAATGGCGTGAAAGTAATTGAGATGGCACATGATCCTGTAATTAATTCAATTATACGATTAGAACGTCCATATCGAATTGTGTACTTAAATGTCAATGTATGGAAACGAATTAAGAATATGCGGAAACGGGGGGATTCTCTGTGCAATATTATAAAACGTATCTGTATTGATCACTACACTTTTCAGCAGTTTAAACAAAGAACGGATGTTCAAATAATAAATTTATAGGAGACGAAGATGATACCCAAAACACAATTAAAGAAGTTAGACGATGAGAATTTCAATTTTTCTGAGATTGATATCATGAAAATACTTTCAATTTTGCCTGATAGTGTTGATGAAGAGGAAATGTTGGAACATTTTCATCAGCTGCGTGTAAAAGACAAGGAGGTAAAAGCATTTATTCTATTGCTACGCTCTTTTTGGCATATGACTGAAATGTCATTAAAAGAACATATTAAGGCTAATCGAATAGATACGGACACATTAAGTGAAACATCTATGCCCGAACTAACCATAAAAATATTTGAAATGGTATTTTTATTTGGGACTGCGGCAGCCGCCTTATCTGATGAAGAACGATTTGCCTTAATGCTACTTATTATTCCTATATTGTTTGCAACATCAACTGTTAATATCTCTATTCTGATTAAGTTTATAACAGCTATTGCGAATACATTAAATCTTGATTTTGATGTTGCATTCCCAAATCTATTACATGTTATGACACTATTTTATCCAAAAGAATACAAAACATTCAAAGAAGCATTTACTTCTAATCTACATTAATATTAGATAAAGTATGCTTCAATATCATATCGGTATTTTCTAATCATGTCTAATTTTTCTTTTGGTATCGGACCATTATAAATTTTTTGTAGTTCATTAGATATTCGTGCATATCCTTGGTCAGATATTCCAATCCAATCGTCTTTCTTTTCTGTATTTGAAGAGGATAACATAATGGAGATCCCACACTCCAATAATAATAACATGAGTAATAATGGGAATTCTTGTTTCCACATATCTGCTTCTTTCTCCATCATGGAAACTATACACGTACGTTGTCCACGCACTCGTTCAAATAGCACACGAGATATGTCTGGTTTTAGTTCCATTGGTAGGTTGCATGCATACCATACACATCGATAATCTTGACAAGATTTCGGATGATTGGGATATATTTTACAACCATGATTTATTTGTTGATGTGGGCAAAAATTGCGACCACGTTTTTTTAATTCAGGAATATTGTCAAGATAACAACAAAGAGTACAACCATTACATTTATTCATATATTACTCCTCATTTACTATTTCTTTTGTATCTAATATTATACTATCACAGTTACAGATAGGACAATAGGCAGTTTGATACGAACTTTCAACTAGATGTCCGCATGTTTTACAAAAGTACAGATATTTAACATTAGAGTTGCTCTTCATAATATAATTGATATGCCGCTAATATTGTCTTTAAAAAAGAACGTAATGTTCTCCAATCTAAGGATGAAAATTCTTCTAATTCTTTTAGTTCTGGACGCATATCCTTATAGTCATCATCCAAAATATGGATATCATGCACGGCACAAAGAAATTCATTATTGTCTTCATCAAAATATTCATCAATTTTAAAGGAACCTATACTAGTATTATCGGATATCTTTTTTATAATAAAATTGGAAGTAATCACATTTTCATCTAAATTTGTAGTTGACTTTTTATGCTTGAAGAATTTCATTTGTTTTAGATGTTTTTCAGCCTCCTCTCGTGTTTTATGGGAGGATAAAATTTTATCGGTATCATGATCTTTTATTACCCACGGGGCATTTTCTCCTTGACTATTTTTATGCCCCTTGATATGTTGGATGTATGATTGTTTGATTTGCATAGTAGTCTCCTATTGTAACGTATTATTATAAACAATAATGAGTGCTTGACTTATTTGGGGTTCTATGAGTAAAAAAATACGCATCTATTTATATTTATCGGCTATTTTATATAGTGCCTTAGCCACGTATCCTACGACGGCATATGACCATTTCTTTTATTATCCTGATTTTAAATCGAATTACACATGGCTCACACCTGAGATATATTTAGCCGCAACATACTGGTCAAAGTATTACCACGTACCCATTTCAGATATTTTAGCTATTATTCACCATGAGTCCGAGGGAAATCCTTACGCACGTTCATATACAAACGCACGTGGATTAATGCAGGTTATGCCCTATCATTGGTCTGGCGATATAAATCAGCTATATGATATTAATTTAAATATTCAACTGGGTACTCGATATTATAGATGGTGTTTAGATTATTGTAAAAATGATAAATCGTGCGCTATTCGATGTTATAATGCAGGGCCATATTATCCGCAAAGCAACTATAAAAATTACAATTATTTGTATGGGATATTAAATAAGTCCAAGGGCACCGCACCCATTTTATCAAAACCAATATTAGTATATTAAATAAAGGAGAATTAAGATGGGAATCGAGACAAGAATTATGTTGTTTATTTTCTTTTTAATTGGCGCATTGTGTGTAACAACAATTATCGTCATTTCCTATGAAAAGCTGTGTTCGATTATGAAACAAAAATGGTATCAACTACAGTTGTATTGGCACCATATCCAATGGAAATTGCAGTTTATACGTCGTATGTGGGGCATTACACCAAGTGATAGGTCACTTACCTTAGACGTTGTTTTTAAATTATATCAAGTATTTTATGAACGTTCAGCAGCGGATTTGGAAGCTATGCAATTCGATGCAAATTTGTTTCCTAATGGAAACACAGATTTAGTGAATATGTATAAGTGGGTGAGTATTACTAGAGCAGAGAATTATGAGGAATTAGATCGACTATACTTAAATGAAACTAATGGTCGTATTATATATTGGGGAAAATCGTTTAATGATATTAAATTTTCGGTACGTTCCTTTGGGCGGTTAGAGATTATACCCATTGACGTACCACAAGAAGACACAAATCCAACAATATTATCATTAAAACTTCTGAAAATACAAAATACTCTCTATGCGTTAGATACAGAAATGGCTTTATGGATTTTAGAACGTAGGAAGTTTTTCAATCTTTAAAAAATTTAATTTTTTGAAAAAAAGTGTTGACGACTGTAAACTATTATAGTATATTAGTAGTAGATTGACGAAAGGAGGTTAGTGATGGTTGATATAATTTACGGTTGGTTTCAGGAATGGAATAGCTTATTGATTGGCTGGAAGGTTGTAAGTATTATTGTAGCCTATTACATTATCAAATGGAATATACAATCCTTTATGTTCGGCGTGCGATCTGCACTGCAAGTTGAGGATGTGATATATCGTGAGAAGCGTACCAAGAATGGTTGTTGGGCCCCTGAAATTCGTGTATGGAAAACTTTAGGTGAAGTCATCAGTGAACGGGTGGTGAAACATAAAGATACGTATTGATTAATACTTGCCCAAGTGGTGGAATTGGTAGACACAAGGGACTTAAAATCCCTTGGACAGTAATGTCCGTGCCGGTTCAATTCCGGCCTTGGGCACATCTTAACAATGAGGTATTGCTTATGTTTATATTTATTAAAAAGCTATATCGAGCTTATAAATATATGGAAGAGGCAGAAGTAGAATTATTAAAGGCGTATGAACGTGGCAAAGCCGAAGCAATCACCGCCTTCAAATCTCAGGTCGTGGAATACAATAAGCGTATTGCCGAGTTAACTGAGGAAACCTTACATTTAGATGAAAAGTTACGACGCATTTATGAAGAGCGTATTAGTGCAATTGATCAACGTTGGACGAAACGATGTCAAATGTGTTCTCAACACGTCGAGCAAGAACGTAATAGGTTACGCACTATTCAAAATGCGATATCCAAGTATATGAATGAATTTACCTTAGTGTTCAATAAACTTTTTAAGCATGCGGTATTTGTCGAAACTGCGCATGATACTATGTTAACTTCTGCCGCACAAGTCAAGGCATCAAAAGAAATGTTGAATGGTATTAAAGCAGAAGCGCAGAATATTATTAATCAAGTGGAGCCGCTTTTGCGTGTTGAGGAAAATGAAAATAACATTACTAATATTTTAATGAAAGATACATCCGAACTTACGACTGAGGAGACAGGAAAATTATGAGCAAAAATCAATCACTTACGATTCGTGAAATTGCAAAGGAATTAGGTATTTCGAGACAGCGTGTGCACCAATACATTCAAAAGGGAAAACTTCGTGCGAACATGCTGGGTAACTATATTTATGTAGTTGATCGTAATGATTATCAAAACTTTTTGAAAGAATATAAGTTACAAATTAAAATCTGGAAAAGGTCTAAAGACTAATAGAAATTCTATACTAGTATTACGTGGACGCATATGAAATTAAATAGTTACAAAGCATCGGGGTGGAAGGGACGTTATGGCTGGAGAAATGCATTTGATATTTTTCTTTCCTGGAACAGCCGTAGGAAAATATCTAAAGCAGTGAATGTACTGCAACAGCATTCTACTGTTCCATTTGAAAAGTCTTTAGTAGTGTATAATCCACAAATACGCATCAAGCCTGTGGAGATACCTATACCAGTACCACAAGTAAGTCTGCGGGCATTTCTTACACTTATTGGAGTGCTTTTTGTAGTCATAGTGGTATTTCTTTCTTTTGTAGTGTATGTATATCTGCGGGATGAATATGAGTACCGAGAAAAAGTGCGCAATGAAATTGTCTATAATTTAGAGCGATATCTAGAACCATATGCTGCTAGACAAAAAGAGCTTGAGATGAAGATTGATAGTCTAAATGAAATACTCCCATTAGATTCTGAGTTTCGAAGGAGATTGATTTTGAAGTACACACAATATGATATCAATAAACCAAGTTTAGAAAGAGTAGATAAAAGAAAGAAAGAGGAATAAATAAGATGACATGGA